CTCACGGGTGGCGAGTCCGTGATGGCGAAAGAGTTCGTGTGGCAGGTGGAAGACAACGCCGCCGCCTCCGAAACCGCACAGGCTCTTGAGGGTGCAGACCCGACGAGCGCCGAGATCATTCGTCAGGAAGTCAAGAACGTGGTGGAGATCCACCAGGAGAGCGTCGAGATTTCCTACACGAAGCAGGCAGCGATGTACCAACTCGGTGCAGGTGGTGCTGGAACTGGTGCTGAGTACACCATCAAGTCCGCCCCCATCCTGGGAGACCAGCCGGTGAAGTCCGAGGTCTCGCATCAGTTGGAACTCAAGATCAACAAGATCGCCCGTGATGTGGAGATGTCGTTCCTCATCGGGGAATACGACTATCCCGCCGACAACGTGACCGCCCGGACGACCCGGGGGATTCTCACGGCGACCACCACCCACAGTGCGGCGTTCGCTACGTCGCTCAAGGCGTCCCTCGATGCCATGCTCATCGGGATGTACTCCGATGAGGAGACGGTGGCACCGCTCATCAACCCGGTGATCTTCGTCAACGGTAAGACCAAGACGGAACTCTCCGCTGAGTACACGAACAACCTCGGCCTGGCCGACCGTTCTCGTACCATCGGTGGCGTCAACGTCGAGACCATCGTGACGGACTTCGGGACCTTCGGTGTGGTCCTGGACCGGTACATGCCCACCACCGTGCTTGGTCTGTTCGACATGAGCGTGGTCGCACCATGCTTCCTGCCGATCCCCGGCAAGGGTCACTTCTTCACGGAGCCCCTGGCCAAGACCGGTGCATTCGATCTCGTGCAGATTTACGGCGAGATCGGGTTGAAGTACGGTCCTGAGCAGTTCCACGGTCAGATCACGGCGATTCCGGCCTAAGACTGCTTGAGTTCCCCACCCTCTCCTCGTTCCTCCTTGCTCGGTGTTGGGGGGAGGGGGTGGGGCCTCTTGAAAGGGAGGCACCGTGCCCGCACAGACCAAAGGGGCGACAGCCCCTACCGTGTTCTATGTCGATTTCGATACTGCTCCTCCGATGGTCACCGACCTGGTGGACGAGGAGACCGATGAGCCTATCGACCTGACCCAACCGGGAACCACCGTGTTCCTGAACGTGGCATGGTCATCCCCGCATGGGTCGTACTACACCAGCCCTAGGAACCGCATCATCTCACTCGGTCCTTGCGTGATCGACCCCGATCAGGTAGCCAACCCCGGTCGGGTTGCCTTCACACCGGGCAGCACGGCAGACGTGGATGCGATGACCCCACCGGGCCAGTTCAACTATCAGCACGAGGTTCACTACCCGGACCTCACAGTGCAGACAGTACCGGCGAACACCTATCAGCCTCTCATCGTCCGTTCTAAGGTCGGGGGAACGGCCTATCGTGTTCCCTAATGTGGAAACAATTCAATGGGAGCACGATGAAACTGCTCGCCTTGGTCGGGGTGGTGTTGACCACGCTGTTCGTACTCATCGTTCTGAACTGGCTCGCCAACTCACTACTCGACCCCGATCCCGGTGCCATGGTCAAGGCGTTCGTCACCCTGTTCACGTTGTTGGTGGGCGGCGGTGCCGGAATCAAGTATGTTGGGGGCCACGAGGTCAAGAAGAAGGATTCTGATGGATAACAAATCGACCATCGGTGATGTGCTGAACAGGCTCTATCGAACCTACCTGTACCCCCCGGACTCTCAACCGATCACGTCGTTTCTCACGTCAGCGCTCGTTGCTGAGGAGGGCCTTTCGACGTTGACCCTTGGTGGGTTCGCCGTACCCGAGGATGAGAATCTGTTGCGGATCGGTTCCATCCTTGAGGCCAATACCGAACTGATGGCCGTTCGAGTCTTCAACGAGACCACCCAGGAGATCACCGTACAGCGTGGCATCTATGGCACCATCCCACAGGTACATGCTATTGATAGTCCGGTCATCATGAACACTCCGTACCCGAGATCGTCGGCTTTGGAGTATGTCGCCGACAACATCATGCAGTTGTATCCCCGGCTCTACACTGTGACCGCTGAGAATCTCGTGGAGGTCACCAATGGGGTGGCCGGTATCGGTGATGACCTGGCGGTGGAGGTCCTCTCGGTGTGGGAGGGCGACTTTGATCGTGGCCCAAACGTGGATGCCAAGATCGTGGACTATCACCCTGCCGTTGGCGGTCGTGCCCTGCTCTCCAATATTCCGATGGGGAACCTGTGGGTACGGTACCGTAGGCGTATGGCCAACGTGGTTTCTGAGACCCAGACCCTCGAATCCATTGGTATGGATGCTCGTTGGGTGGGTATCGTCATGGTGGGGGTGGCGGCAGACTTCTTCGCCGGACGTGACCTTCCCGCCTCACAGGTGGAGTGGGTTACTGCCGTTCTTGAAGCCGAGAACATCGAGGTCGGTACTCGGGCACAGTTGTCCGTGGGCCTGGCCCGGTATCGAGAACTACTTCTGACCCGTGCCGAGGCTGAGATGAACGCCGAGTACAAAGTCAAGACTCACATGAGCGATGCTATCAGTGTGCAGGTGAGGAGTGCTTTCGGATAATGGTATTGATCCAAGGCACTCCGACACGTCCGAAAGCCCAGGGCTACGGGGCACTCATCGGATCACAGTGGTATCGGTTGGCTGCCGGTCCCGAGTTCCCGGTGATGGTTCAGACCAAAGACTCTCTCGCCGAGCGTCTCGATCAGGTCGGGTCGGTACATGAGAACGTCCTCGACGTGGGTTACGCCTTCTCTCGCAACAACCTGACCGGGGGTGAAGGCCTCGACTGGTACCCGAGGGTGTCCCAGACCGGTGAGCCGCAACCGTCCGATGAGATCAGATTCTGGGACTCGAAGAACCTGTCGATCCTCCACCCAGATGCGGGGCAGCAGTACCGGATGCGTCTCGGTCGTGCCCAGAAGGTGTTCTACACCCCGGCTAGTACCCCGGTGGATCTGGCGGTGTCCGGGGAGTACATCTATGTGGCGTCGGGGAACCTGGTGGAGTGGTTCGACGACTGGTCGGACAACACCCCGGTCGATTCGTTCGACTTCGGGGTAGAGGTCAACCTGGTGGTGGCCTCTCAGGGCAACGACGTGTACGTGCTCACCGTCGATGGACATCTGTGGTTCAAGCCGTGGAACGGTTCGATGTTCATCGACGTGTACGACCTGACCGGCTCGGGGCACAACACCCGGCCACTCACCAACATCTGGCTGGTCAAGGGCAGGATTCTCGCCGAACGTCTCAATGTGGCGTCTCAGTCTGGTACTGCCGAGTTGGTGTCCGGTACCCCGGTCGGGACCGATACCGGTGGCGGGTCGGCAACGTGGGCGCTGGAGTTCGTCCTGGTAGATACGGCGCAGGGCCGGTTCCGTCGCTTTCTCGACGCTGGTACCGCTGTGGTCGGGATCGTGTCGGACGGTTCGATTCGGTCTTACGTGCCGCAAACCGATACGGCAGGGTCCGATACGACGCTCACGATCCGGGGTCGCACCCAAGTGGCGACCGGTGAAGAGCCGCTGTCCATCGGGTACGGAGCCGGAAGGCTTGTCATCCTCACCGTTGCCGATCAGGAGTCGGCTACGGCTCAGGCGGTCCGGGCGTACACCGCTGAGGTACTGTCGGAGCAGTTCGACTTCATCGTCGGGAACATGCAGATACGGCGGGTGTGGAGGGGTACCGACGAGCCACCGTCGAAAACGAAGAACATGCCCGCCGCTCGGGACCGGATCATTTGGATGGTTGAAGAAATCACCGGCGGCGAGACAGCGTGGGCGTATGACGTGACCACCGATGGGTTGCATCGCATCATCGAGATCGGTGCCGATGGTACGGCGTTGATTCTGTTCGACTCTATCGCCGGGTACATCCAGGGCGACAACGTGATGAGCCAGGATGTCACCAAGTTCGTGCCCGAGGGATACCTCATCACTCCGAACATCAACTTCGGGTTGAACACCGACATTTCATGGATGTCCGTCGTGCTTGAAGGTCAGGACCTAGAGACGGCGGGGAAACAGATCGAGTTGTGGCGGTCCACCGACCCCGAAGCGATCCAGGACCCAGACCATCCGTCGTGGGCACTCACGGCACAGATATCGAACCCATCACAGTCTGGTATTGAAGTGCCGATGATCGGCGTCAAGACGAAATCGCTTGCTCTCCAGGTGAAGGTGTTCTCGGTGCAGGGCGGCACGTCTTCTCCGTCTGTGACTCGGTTCGCTGTGCGTGGTTTCCCGGCACACCGTGACCTGGTGTTGACCCTTCCGGTGAACGTGTCGGACATCATTTCGGCCCCAGGCCGGATGCCGTACCGACTTGCCGAATGGGGCAACGAGACCCATCGACGCATCTTGGGTCTGATCGGTGATTCCCTTGAAGTATTCGTGTTGGACCCTCCGGTGTGGATCGCAGGAGTCGTCGATCAGGTTTCAGAACCTACCGAGTACATCTCTGACCGTGGTTCGGTTATGCGGGTGTGCCAGGTACAGGTGAGGGGAAAGATCAAGACGCAGGCTGGATCGGGCATCGGCATCAACGCCGGTCTCGGTATCGGTCAACTCGGAATATCCCTGTTGGGCGTTGGGGTGGTTGCCGAGATTTTCCGCACTGGATTCGTGCTCAACTACACAGCATCAAGCCCGTTCGAGCACGACACGGCACTCGATCCGACAACAGGGTTGCTCAACTGGAACAACGTTGATCCGTCGTTGGTCACACAGTTGGCGGCGTCTAGCACCGATGCCAACGGATTGCAGTCCCCGGAACAGTGGGCTTCGGTGAAGGTCGGTGACTCGATCAAGATTCTTGATGCCGACCAGAGCGTGAGTTCCAACCACTTCACGTTGTCGGTGTCGGGTGCCCCGGTTGACATGGGAGGCTGGTGGCAGGTGCCGGTCACGTTCGTTTCGTCCACCGGAACTGTTCCCACAGGTGCCACTTTGTTTGCTACCATTCGATTCGCATAGGAGTCACGATGTCCCGACAAACTCATTCACTCAACGCCTACGAGGTTGGTCTCACGTCGGGCATCTCGGACGTGGATACATCGTTCCCGGTCGAGTCCACGGTGGGGCTGACGGCACCCGGCTACCTGGTCATCGACCCGGATGACCCCACCAAACGGGAGTACTTCCGGTTCGAGTCGATCAACGGACAGAACCTGGAGATGCCGAACACCGGTTTCCGTGGCTTGAAGGGTTCTGCTGCCGGTGCTCAGGCACATCTCGCCGGTGCTCGGGTGCGTGCGGTGGCGGTCGGTCAGTGGTTGGATGACATCTTCGCCGATATCGAGGATCTGGAGGCCGCTCAGGCGGCTTTCCTGCTCCTTGACGGTACCCGGGCGATGACCGGCGACCTGAACATGGGTGACAACAAGATCACGGTGCTTGCCACCCCGACGCTCAACGACGACGCAGCCACGAAGTTGTATACCGACGACCAGGACAAGACGCTGCTCGACTTGGCCGGTACCCGGCCGATGACTGGCGATCTCCAGATGGGTGCTCAGAAGATCACCGGGATGGCTGCCGGTGCGGCATCGGGTGAGGCCGTCGAGTTCGACCAGTTGACTCTCGGCTATCTACCGTTGGTCGGTGGCACTATGTCCGGGATCATCAACATGGGTGGCAGCGAGATCACGAACCTTGCTCCCGGGAACGGCACCGACGCAGCGAACGTCGATCAGGTCAATACGCAAGATAATCTCCGGGTGTTGAAGGCCGGAGACACAATGACTGGCGTTCTTGGCATCATAGTGGGCCGTACCGAAGCTCTTCGAATCCAATCTGGTCAATCGGATGCCAATGCGAACCATGCCTACATCTCGTTCGTCGCTGACGTACCGGGTCGAGAGGCGCAGATCAAGACGTGGAGAGGGAGCGACTCACAACAAGTTGGCATTCGCATCAACACCTTCGCTTCAGCGGGAATAGAGTCCTTGTGGTGTCAACCGAGTGGGCAGGTCATCGCCCGTCAGGTCAACAACAAAGATTCTACTGAAGGTCCGACTTTGCGAAACATGTGGTGGACAACAGGAGTTCCAGCCGGAGGCTCCGGCAACAAGGGCGACATGGCTGTGGTCGAAGGCGACGGCATCTACTTGAAACGTCTCACCTCAGCGTGGACGAAAGTCGCTAGTCTCTGAAACAAGGAGGAACCACATGGAACCGTTCGAACTCGAACCGATGGCACTCATCGAAGCGCAGCAACAGAAGATCGCTCAACTCACCAACGAGAACGTGCAACTCACCGCAGCGGTAGCGCAGTTACGACAACAGTTGACCATCGCTCAGGACGTGACCACCAAGGCTCAGATGGAGTTGTCGGCCGTCGAGGACGTGACCGACGAGGTAGCGAAAGCGGAGATCACAGCATGACATGGAGAGAACCACAACCCACCGACGTACCCGAGAAGCCGATGCAGGTCAACCTCGATCCCGACCTCACTCAACCATCGGAGAAAGCCCTCTCCACCGCCGAGGTAGAGGGCGAGCCGGACACCATCGAGGACGAGTTCGCCAAGGACGACGCCCCCGACCAGGAATACGAGGATGATATTTGATGAGCGCCTTGACCCGACAACGCACCGTGTGGCAACGAGAGCACCAGATCATCGTCACGGACGAAGAAGGTGAACGTCGTGAGGTGAGGGTGTTCCGTAGCGACGGACGCACTCATTCGATGTATCGGGAGGACTACGAGGACATGGGTTCACCGGAACAGATCACCACATCGACCGAATCCGGCGATAGGTTGAACTGATGGAAGCCAGGATCATCCATCTCAATGTCGGCCACGTTCCGCCATGTGAGAACGGTGACGACCACGCCTACCAGTTGACTTATCGGCGTCGGTGGTACATCGGACCGAAGGAGTACCACCTGGAGTGCTGGGAGTGCAACCTACGGATGGAGGTTCACTGATGGCAGACGTATACGACCTCTACCTCGAATGCAGACGCCGGGGCCTCAACGTCAAAGCCTTGTCGGGGTTCTCCTCTTGGCAGAACGGGTACTGGTTTCGTCGTGAAGGTGAGTGGTCCGGGTCGGGGCGGCAGTCCAACCCGCCGAACTGCTTCATCAACCACCACACCGCAACCTCGGAGTACACCCCGAACGTCAAGAACTCGAAGGGTCAGTCGAAGGCCAATGTCTGGCTCGGGCTGTCCCGGCCCGGTACCTCACGCTACTACTCCACGGGGAGCGGCACCCCAGAAGCTGCGTTCGCTGTCCGATGGGCTGCGAACTACGGCAACGGGGCGTGTGACCGCACCGTGTATGAACGGTATGTGTGGCGTGATATCGTGGCTCCCAACCAGCCGAGCGGCAGCGATGACGGATACGCCAACAAGCACGGCATCGGCATGGAGATCGTCCATCGTGGCGACGGGTCGTTGCTCAATGCCGGGGTGTGGGAGTTGGCTGCTCAGATCAACGCCGCAGCGATGGACGTATTCGGGTGGCCCATCGGCCGTATCCTCGATCACCGCTCCAGCACCCGACGTAAGGTCGATATCAATTTCAAGCAGAAGCAAGGTGGGTACTCGATCAATGCGTTGCGTACTCGCATCGTCGAGATCGGGAGCGGTACCACGCCTCCGGTACCCGAACCAGAGGAGGATGACGTGTTCCTACCAGTCAATGAAGGCGATGGAATGGGAGACAAGTCGGCGAAACGCTCCGACGTGTCGGTAGTGCAGCGCCTACTCAACGCTCACCCGAACGTGACCCCGAAACTCACCACCGATGGCAAGTACGGATCGGCCACCGTGGCAGCGGTTCGGCAGGTGTTCTCCGATGCCCACTCTCAGACCGGCAAGAGCGTTGGTGGGCAGTCCTACTACAAACTCCAAGAGGTTGCCTTTGGTGGAGATGGCGGCGGCGATCTGCAACCGCATGAGCACATCCTTGGTGGCCGTACCGGAGGAGTCGCCTAACCAATGCCGATCATTTCCGAGGCTTCGTGGTCTACCGAAGGCAAATGGCTTGAAGTCAAACGCATCGAGTTCATCTCTCAGGTCGGAGACAAGACCGAAGCGACGTTGCCGTATACGTCGTCGAACCCGCTCAGCTTCGACACCACCGTGGATCCCGGCACCGGACTGATGCGGTGGAACAACGTCGATCCGACGCTCGTCACGCAACTGTCGATTTCCTCGACGGACAACGTAGCCGGTGACCAGACCACGGCCATCGAAGCCTTGAAGATCGGGGATAAGATCGTGGTACGGCAGGACGCCACCCGGTACTTCCTTGTGGACGTAGCTGCCGAGGCCATTGCGAACGCCGGATGGTTCCAGGTGGATGTAGATTTCGTGTTCGCTGTCGGTCTTATCCAGAACAACAAGAGTCTTGAACTCCAGTTCACCTACTTTCCCGAGTCCATCCCCTCGGGCGGTGACACGCTGGAAGTGAAGATGGCGCAGGAATGGCCGTGGATTGTGTACCGCCTGTTCGACCCGCTCTCCATCGTCCCGAAGGCACGAGGCCTGATCCCTATCAGCGACGTATCCATCATCGAAATGGAGTGACTCATGACCGTGAAAGAAACAGTCCAGGCAGCCGTACCGGTACGCAAGGTCGGAGCATCCACCCTCGCCGGTGCCCTCACCCTCGTCGGCTTCTACGTGCTCGGCGAAGCGTGGGACATTCATCCTTCTGCCGAGGTCGGCACCGCCGTCACCACACTCCTTGCGTTCATTGCTGGGTGGATCACCCCGGCGAGCGAGAACTAGGCGAATCCATGCGCTTCGAGTTGTGAGCCGTGCAGTAGAGATAGCCGCTGATGGCACGCAGAGCATGGAAGCATTCGTTGCAAATCCTGGTCACCCTCCCGTCAAGGAGAGTGACCAGGCAGCATTCGCATATCACGGTTGGGTTCTTCATACCGGGTACAGGTCATACGTCCCTGGTGGTAGGCGGGAAGGGGCTGACTTGTTCATCCCTTTATAGAGAGACTGGAATCCCAATGCCTTTTCTATTGGGTCGATTTCATCCTCTTTGGGGGTGAACAACCGCCATTGAGCGATCGCATTTCCTTCCGGGGTCAAACCTAAAGACGATTCACTCGGTAGATACGCTTCCACGAGGATCCCCATCCTAATGAGGGCACGCACCATCTCATCGTCTTCCTTGCTCGCATCCTCGGCGAGTTGCAGGTAGGGTTTCATCGGCTGCCCCTGTCGGTGTGGATGAGGTAGTACTCACCGCTCTTGGCCTCAATGGTTGTAAACGTTGTGTGACATCCACATCCGGCATCCTTCAACTCGACTGTGGCCGAGGCGTACTCATCTAGGTTGTCCAGAATCTCCTCCTCCGTTTCTTCTGCGACCTCATCCCTCTCCTCGGTGATGCGTTCCTGCATGTAGTCAGGGTCTACACAGTCCTCGTGGCAGTAATCGTGGTCGCAGTAATCGAGACCGTGAGCGTTCTCATCCTTCTCCAGCACCCCGAGCTTGACCAACCCTGCCACCATGTTGATGTCATCGGGGTCTTCGGTTGTGACGAAGTAGTACTCGGTCATGGTTTCATTTTCTCACACCAGGTCCCAACAGGATGTTTGGTGGTGGACTTTCCGCAGAGTCCACACTTGAGGGCACCACGACCCTTGTACTTGTTCTGTTCCTTCTCCACCGTGGCCTCCCTTCGTAGTCGCCTCTCTTTCGAGAGCCTCCTTCGTTCTCGTTCTCGTTTTTCGTACCCGGCATCAGTTTTCCGCATCCTGGATGTCCTTCCACACCTTGTTGACGACCCCGTGTAGCGCCTCGACTTCCTCCCTCTCCATGAGAAAGACGTATCGAGTTGAAGGCAGGGCCATCGCTTTCTCCCAACCCTCCTGCTTCATGAACTTCTCCATGTTCACCGCTTGTAGGGCCAGGGCGTAGAACGTTGGGCCTGAGTACGCCTCATCATCGTCGCTCGAAAAGGGGATGCCCCACCCCATAGCCGGGTGGTCCCTCAGCAGGAGAACATCCTCCACGTCTCTGGTCTCTGCGCTCAATTCATAGTTGTCCGACATCGCTGTCTCCTTTTCCTACTCGACCCATGGTTTCGATGAGGGCGGCATCTCGGTCTGGTTCAGTGGTGACGAACAGGGCATCCGACATCATGAAGCCGGGGATCAACATCCTCAATTTGCCGGTGTTGGGCATGATCCGCATCACACCTTGCATGGTTACGTCCATGTTGACGCCCCCATAGACCTGGATGTGATCTGCCGATGAACCCAGATGGTGCTTCACGTCACCGACTACTCCCACCACACTCAGGTACCGAAACCCCGAATCGTGGAGGGGGTCGTTCGGTTCTGCGTAATGCCACTCCAGCCAGTCGAACTCAGTGGGTTGGTCTTCGTTGCCTATCATTCCTTCTCCCTTCTCGGGTCGACCCATCCATCCATCAGTTTGGTCACCCCACACAGGCACTCATGACGGAGCTTGTGTCCGAGTGGCCGTTTGCAGGAGTGGGATACGGCATACATCTTGGATGGTTGCAGCTTGCATTTTCCCCAAGGCACGAAGCAGGCATTTGGTAACGTCTGCACCCCAACCTTGGGGTCCACATTCGGTTTTCGCTTATCGTTCAGCATCATTGCTCTTCATTGCTATTTCCGACCAACGCTCGGTATACCGTTGCCCACTTCACAACCTCCTGAGCGTCCATGATCGCTATCACGTCAGGCGTGTACGGTGCCTCAGGGCCGAGATTCATGTAGGAACGTCGTCCCTCGGCCCATTCCATCATCTGGCGTCGGGCGTATTCCTTTCCTCGTTCGTCACTCATCGGGTTCACCCACTCCGGTCGGTACTCCGCTTGGGGTGGCGGGGACCGTAGTAGTGGCAGTCGTCGTTGAGGGTGTAGTGGATGTCGGGATTGTCGTCGTCGGCACAGTCGGCATCGTGGATGAAGATGTCGTTGTCTCCGGGACCGACGTGGTAGTGGAGGGTGCCTCGGTAGTCGGAACGGTCGAGGTAGTCTCGGAGGTCACGGTTGTGGTTACGGATAGCGTTGTTGTTGTCGTTGATGGTGTCTCCTGTTCACAGTCGAGGGACACGGATGCCCCGGCGCTTGATACTCGGTTGATGTGCCACGTCAACGTGGCAGTCGCACCTACTGTCCCGACGATGGATGTCTTTGCGAACCCACCCCGCTCCGTCTCGATGTCAAGTACCAGGTACACGTCCCCGGTAGTGAGCGTCAGATAGTTGCCGGAGTTCGCCGAGGGTTGAGCCTCGTTCGTTTCGTTCAGCGTGACGAGGCACGTCTTCCCGTCGTGGCCGGTCGGTTCGGTGAACACGTTGTCCTGTCCATATCGGGTTGCCGAGGGCACGTCGATGATGGTGGTGGACGTTGCGTTTGCTGTTGAGGCGAAGATCACCAATATCACCGCAGCGATGGTGATCACCACCAGTCCTCCAACCCCCCACTCCTGCTCTGTTGGTTGCCTCATTTTTCAACCTCCACGTAGTTGTTCCGCATGAACGATGGCGAGATGGAGTAGGGCGGGGAATCGTCAGACGGATACACCAGGTAGTAGCCGCTCTCCCAATCATCTGTCGTTTCTGGAGAGATCACCATTGGCCCCTCCTGGGTCACCACCATGAACGGTTCTTGGACGAAGATCGCTCGGATCGTCGCCGTCTTTCGCATCTCGACCGTGTTGCCCGGTTCGTTCCCCAAGTCATAGGTTTTCATTGGTTCTCCTTCTCACGTCTGGCTGCTTCTTGTGCGCTCTTCCATGACGATAGATAGTGACCGTTCTGATCCTTGTTGGTGAAGTAGAAGGTTACGGCCCTGCTGTCCCAGGCCCAGGCCCCTGCCGCTGCGATGAGAGACAGGACACCGACCAGGATCAGCCAGTTGCCATACGGGTGGAACTGTGTGCTCAGTCGGTTGATCCCGTAGATGAGTGCCGCCACCGCCGCCATGACGGCGACGATGAATACAAACTTGGCGCTCATGTTTCCTCCTTCGTTGGTAGTGGTATGTAGATGATCTCGAACTCTCGTCTCGATCCGGCTGACTCGAAACGCAGCGAGAGGGTGCCGTTGAGTTCGGCGAGGGCTTCACACGCCTTTGCCCACGCCTGCTCCTCTTGGTACGTCATCCCCTCGCTCTCCTTGGGGTAGGACCACTCAGCCATCATCCACCGCACAGGCTATGGGTGCCTGCCTGGAGATGGATGAGTCGCCAGTCCTCGTAGTTGTTCGACCGATACACGAATGCATCGCCGCCGACGCACATGACCCCGACGTTGGGGAAGTTGTCCACGTTGCGGTAGATGGTCACCGAGTCCGGGTCGAGGACTTCGGCTATCACGGACGATGAGCCTTCGGTGTCCTCGACGGTGGTCAGGTCTTGCAGGGCAGGGCTGCATGCTGTGACGAGCACGGCAAAGACAGCGACGAGTAGTAGTAGGCGTTTCATGGTTGTTCCTCAATTCTACGTTCCCCCCCCAATTGGGGGGACTGTCTGGCTAAATGGCAATGGGTTGATGGTCTTGGTTCGATTCTCAGCTTCCAGTTTCTACCTGTTTTGGGGTTCCGAAATAGTAAAAGCCTCCCTTCTCGTGGTGCAGGCGTTGGTAGTCGAGGCTGCCCGGTCCATAGAGGCCGTCGTCGCCACGCTCCACCCTCCCCATGCCACCTGTGAGGGCTGCAACGTCAGTTGTGGCGTCGATACCTAGGGCCTGCATCTTGGCGCACCAGGAACCCCTCCCACCATCTTGGTGGTAGTCGAAGTTCTTGATGCCCTTGAAGATGTTCCCACAGGCTGAACAGGACCCCCAGGTGTTGGTGTCCGGGAACGAGACATGGATCGCCCGGTCGTGTGTCCATGCTGGTGGCACAGTATCTGCCCACCACCCAGCTTCGGTTGCATAGGCGCATGGTTTGCACTCACTCAACAGAGACTTCCTCCCAGGCCGGTACGATGCGCCGGAACAGGTGTACCTCTGTCTCGGGGTAGATCGTGCGGAGTTCCCTGGCCTTCGACGCTGCCATCGTATAGTCGCCGTATTTGGTGACCGATGAGCGGTCTGGGCTAGACCCCACCATCCTGACCTCGTACTGGATGCCGGATGTCATACCGACCTCGCATCATTGAACACGCTCTTGAGACCCATCGGTGTGCCACCGAGGTAGTCGCCCATCGGTCTTATGACAGCCTTGAGGAACTCCAACTGCCCTTTGGTCAGAGTGATCTCATACCTCGTGGGTCTGATGGGGGGCACGTTGAGAACGGCCCCCGGGTAGTAGTCCGGGTTCGGGAAGACCTGGCTCGATTTCTGCCCTGGCTTGACGTTGGTCCAGGTCCCGTCTCTCCACCATACGGTGATTTTGTCGGAGGCAATAACCACCGATGCTGCATTGGGGATGATGATCTTGTCCCCATTGACGGTGACCTTCTTCTCGTCCCGGTTCTTCTTGCTCATTGTTGTGATCCTTTCGATACGGTGGCGTGCAGTTCGTGAACGTCACGGTCGTTCTTGATGATCCCTTGATCCTCCATGACCTCCATCACGAAGCCCGTTAGGTTGTCGATGTCTCCTCGGTTGTACTTGGTTCTCTTGCTGTCGTCGATAGGCACGATGTAGACGAGCACTCCGGTCTCCATGAATGCCAGCTTCACCGCTACCGGCCCGTCGAACTTGGGTGGGTTCAACGAGCGGAGCAGAAGCCCGAAGTCTTTTCGATGCTCCATGTAGGCCGGGTCCATGTAGGCCCGCCCCTTGGTCATGCGAGGCCGCTGCTTCGGCATGGCTCGCATCTCAACGAACCCGGTCCACGGCTCGCTCACTCGTCCTCCTCTGTCCTGATGTCGTGTTCGATGTCGTATTCGTCATCCTCAAGGAACATGACCGGGTGCTCCCTCTGTGGGGTGGACACCGCTAGGTCCTCCCACCCCAACCAGGTGAAAAACTCAGAGATGGACTCGGCCTGACGTGCGGTCAGCACAGCGAAATCTCCGTGGTTCTCGGCCCTCTTGCACACCTGGATGACCTCGTGGATCAACCGCTCATCGGTCGGGCCTACCTCTTCCTTGAACTGCATCTGTGCTGTGAGGTACGGGTTCTCTTCTGTCATCGGTCCATCCGATACGCCCACTTCGATACTTCCTCACCTTCCTGTTCGAGCGCACACTTCTCACATATGAACTGCCGTGAGTACGGACTGTTATCGCTCACTCGGTGACTGGCTCCAGGAAGCCTCGCCCCTGCGTGTCCAGTAACCCGTAGTCGTGGTTCATCTTCTTGTACCGTGCGCTCACACGTATCGCAATCAGCCCGTGGCCCGGTCATCGACCAGGCGCACCATCGTCCGGTCTTTTTGCTCTGAAATGGTTCGCCCCATGCTGTGTCCATCGTCACTCCTTCGGTAGCCCCTTGGCCCATAGCTCGTACTGCTCGTCCTCGGTGGGTACCGTGCCGTCCGCCCAGATCACGAGGGCTGGTCCCTTGCAGGTCTTGCACTTGAAACGGTTCTTCTGGGTCTGCTTCGATGATGTCATCCCGATGCCGTGACACTCATCACACATCGTGACTGCGAACCACCGGGGTCCCTTCGATGGTTTCCCTGACTTGGTTAGGACTCGTGACCACATCAGCCTCAGAGTCTCGATGGCCTTCTTGTACTGCTCGACCAGACCTGGGTCGTACCAGTCTGGGTCAAACTTGAGGGTGGTCATGGTGACCCCCATCTGTTGGTGTTGTGTTGTATAGAGTGTTTCACAACACACACTTCAGTAACAGTTCGCAACACACAGTTGGAACCCTTGGTGTGTAAGGGTTTCCCCTCCTTACTGTTGTGTTGTAGTGTTGGAGACAACACTTCGACCCTCCCTCGTGAGTGAGTAGGTAGCCCTTCGCCCCATGTTTTCCCCCTTCACGAACCATGCATTGTTCGTCACGACCGGAGCCACCGAGTTTCGCCCAAGCCCGGTGAGTTGCTCGATATCCTCATAGGTCACGGCTTTGCCCGCTCGTTCTATCGCCCGAGCGATCTGCATGGGTAGGCCTTCTGCTCTGATGGGTTGGTCCATCACCAAGTCGGTAACCTCGAACATCACGGACAGGGGGTTGCCTGCCTCGTTCGTTTCGATGTGGAGGGAGAGGGAGCGTGGCCTCTGCTTCGCCACATGGTTGTGCTTTGTGTTGTGCATGTTGAAGCGCTTGGTTAGCGCTGTTGACATCTGGGTTTCCTGGAGGAACCAACCGAGTCGGGTGGCAGCGGTCGAGAACTGTGACCCGATGGCCATGACTGCATCGGGGTGCTGTATCTTGCCCTCTCTGATCCTCTCGTTCTTTTCCTTGGTCACATGGTCGAGGGCTACGCCCGGCAGACCGATCCGGTCGCAGTCATCGAATAGTTGGATGGCTGCTTCCTGATCGTTGAGTCCTTGGGTCTTGGCCTTGCCTACCGAGTCGAGGATGAAACCAACGGCTTCGGACTTCTGGGCTACTGCCCTGACGTAGCGCAGGTGTTTGCGAAGTCCTCCCCGGAGACGCAGGTATACGATGGGTGGTACGCCTTCGTATCCGTAGCCAACACAGATGGCGTTGAGCCTCTGTTCGTGGGTTTGGTAGTCGTCCTCGAAATCCAGGTACAGCATCGGTCCTATCTGTTCGGGTGTTGACCCCCAAATCGGTTGACCGCTGGATATCGAGTAGGCCATACCTAGCCCGATCATTGACTTCCCCGCTCCCGGCGGTGCGTACAGGTGGGTGATGCCGACTGCACTGACGAACGGTGCGACCAAGAAGGGGGAGGCCATGTCCTCGGGGTTGGCTCGTTCGAGCCAGCGTTCTTCCCTTCCCATCAACCTCAGGTGTCGCACGCTAGCCCGAGCAGCCTGTTCGACTGCGAGCTTCCACTCGTACTCAAGGTCGGCGGTGTTCTGTTGAATCTTGTTGACTACGCCGCCAATAGAGCGTTCAGCCATGAGGTTGAGTTTGATCGGGCCGTAGATGGGTTGGTCGTCGCCCACCCAAACGGTGATCTCCGAGTTGATGTCGGAACCCTTCCCTTCCTCGACGTAATCGAGGACGATCTTGGCGAGCGGCATTCCGTCCTCGTGGAACGTGTGGGTGTGTTTGTCGTCCTTGAACTTGGAGATGGGGTCACGAAGGATCATAGATTTCCTCCCACCCCCCCTCCCGCTGAACCTTGCGTTGGAGGCGGTCGCTTCCTGCGTGACACCAGCTTTCGTGCCACATGGTGGTTGTTCCTGGGGTCATTACACCGTTGCACTTCGGGCACCTTCCGTTGATGGTTGACTCTGCTCTATCGTGAAGGGCTTCTCTGATCCTGCGATCTCCACCCTCGGGTGGAGAGATGGTTAGAGCGGCCATAGGTCCAAGTGGTGTTTTGGTGACCCAAAGATCAAAATGTTGTGGTTGTTTCCCATGGCTGGGTTCATCGGTTACGACGAATACCCAACCGGACGCATCGTCTGGTATGTCGGTAACATCTCGTTCTACGAGAACGCTGAGTCCCGCAAACATCACTGCGTGAGCAGCCTTCTCGTCAATCATGTCATCGTCTCCTTGATGGCGTCGGCTATGTCGGTGAACTCACACCCCGAGTGGCAGAACACCAGGGTGCGGTCGTCTTCCGTTCTCTTGAGGGCAAGGCCAGCGTTGCCGCTCCCTTCATCCATGTGGGCAGGGCAGTACGCCTTCCCGCTGTCACCGTGAACCGTGCCCCTGAGTTCATACACGATGTCCTCTAGCTCCCAGGGCAGGCCAGCCGCTCCTCCGGTCATGACTCGACGTGCCTTCTTGGGTGTGGGCTTCCACTTGTACTTTGGGGTGAGGGATCGCAACTCCATGAGTGCGTCGATGCCCTCGTACTCCAACCAGTCGCTCACGTCGTACCCATCCTGGCCTCCGAGGTCGAGGATGGTGACGCTGCGCTGCCCCTTCTTGTAGAGGTCGATGGCAGCACGCTCGGCCCACTTCCTCCCGGCATCATCACAATCGGGAATGAGTATCACTCCCCATGCACTGATGAGTGGGCTGATGTCGCAGGCGTTCCACGCTGAGGTCGAGCCTGCGGTGGTGGCGCAGAGACCTTCGGCGGCGAGGGCGTCGGCGTCCTTCTCCCCCTCGCACACCCACACGAAGCCACCCAGGCGTCGGGAGGTCACTTCGGGTAGGCGGTACAGGACTCGGGGAACAGTGAGGCCCCAGGTGCCATCGGGCATCTGAGGTCGGAAATCCTTTGGCTCGAAGCGCACCACGTCGTAGAGCAGGACGCCATCGGCGGTGGTGTAGGGGTAGCGGTGTACTTCTCGCATGGTTGTGTTAGTCTTCCTCGTATCGGCGGCTGTGCCGACCACCATAACAGGTGAAGGGCGGTTGCCCCAGGGGTCGGCTTCTTGGTTGTCCTCCCCCTGGGGCTTCCGTTTATTGGTAGGTCATCTACTTCTGCTGGTCGAACCACGCATCCTTCATCGCACCGACGAAGGCCTCGATGGTGTCCGTCATCTTGAGATCGAGGGCCTCGGTCTCTCGCTCGACGTACTTCACCAAGGTCGGGTAGCTGTAGGGCTTGCGTGTTCGCTGAGGATTTTCGTCCTCGGAGGGGTTTTCCTGAAACGGAACGTCCATTATCTGTCTCCAATTTTTCTCGTAGAACATTGTATTTTACACCTGTCCTGGATTACAGGTATTCGATGAGCACCACGGGTAGCCCGAAGTGCAACCTTTTCTTGATGTGCCACTCCCCGCATTCGTCGCAGAGATAGACCCGCATCTGGTATCCGTACCTCCTTTCGTACCTACTGGCGGCGTCCTGCGCTTTGGACTCCCACCCGTAGTGGTTCGCCGAGCGGCATTTGCCTCCTCGTCGCCTACTCGGGAGGGGCAGCATCTTCCCCAACCTCCGTCGCATCCAAGATTTCGACAAGATCATCGGTGGCCTGCCGAACACCTTCTCGTTCTTCGATGAGGGTATCGACCGCCGTTTCGATCTCATCGAGATCGGTTTCCATCTCAGCCACGGTCTCGATGTCCACCGATTCGGGAAACTCCTCATGGATGGAGTCATAGCCCACGTCCTCCGGGTTGTACCCACCGATGATGATGTCGGGGTAGGTGAACCGGGCTGCTCGCCCGACTGCCTTCCACCCCAACATATCGGTCGGGTAGTTCTGGTAGTTGTCCTTCTCCGAGAGGCCAGCCCGAATGGCGTCCTCCCAGGTGAACTCGAACACACCAGCCTCGTAGTAGGCACCCTTGTCTACGTCGTGGGGGAATGTCCTACCGTCCCACCGGTATGCCACCACCGTTGCCTTCTCCGCAGAGAGGGTGATGTGTACCTTGTGTCCGGCTCGGTAGATCAGGGCGAGCATGGTCTTGCCCTCCATCCCTACCTGGCCGTTCACCACATACAGGTGGTTGAGCGCCGTCATCGGCGGTAGGCCCATCTCTCTCCCCACGAACAGGGTCGCAAGCGCATCCGGCACGTCTTCGTACCGGTCGGGGAACATGGGTGTGCCGATCAGGGCTGCGAGCGTGGTGACGGTGAGTTCCTGGTCCTTGAGAGCGAGGCCACTCATCTCTTCTGCCCCAAACGATTCCTTGCCCACACCTTGAACACGTCGATTCCGTTCTCGTCTTGTTCGTCGGTAACGGTGAACTCGAAGTTCTTGTATCTACCTCGAAGGGATGAGGCCGTGCTCCCAGCCGTCGATTTCGTACCGAACTTGGCAATAACCCCCCATTCATCGGGATCGGCCTGGTTGCGAGCTTTCACCACCTCAAGTCTTGTGACGTACTTTGACTTCCGTGTGAGGCTCTCGGGTACGAACGCCTTGAACTCATTGACAACAAATGGATCATTGAGTAGCTCTGTCATTTCTTCTTCTTTCTCTTGAGTAGGGCGGGCTTGTTTTGGATACGGACGTTTGCGGCTGTCGGTTCTTCCTTTCCGATGTCGAGACAGGTATCCTTCATCACCGGCGGTATGCGGGTAACTCGCAGGGAGTGGGCGGGCACGACGGCAGCGACGATCTCGTTGTCCTGATCTTTGAGCCAGTCGAAGAATGCATCCTCCATACCGGGCTGGATTTTCACCTTCCTCGGTGGTGCCAACCAGTAGTGCTTCTCGTCAAGGGTGAGGGCTACGTCTCCGTATTCATCCCACCATGCCCCCGCCAGGGCTGCGTTGATCTTGTCGATAGCGCTTCGCATCCCACTGAGGGTGCGACCGAGACGGATGATGTCCTCGATTATGTACTCCCGATCCGTCAGGTCGAGTCCCTCACCTTCGGGTAGCAACTTGTGTGCCATCTCGATGAGGTCGAGTGCTTCCTGTTCCAACCGTTTGTCGTTCATCGCTTGTTCATTTGCCATGGGGTAGAGCCTCCAATGCTCTCGTGGTTTGGTCGTCGCTTGCGTGCAGGACTATCAAGCCCCGCTCTAGTCGTTCTCGTCTCGGTTGTTTGGCGGTGCCTGTCCCAATACAGACCTTGCATTCTCTCTCCTTCTTGGGTCCCCATTCGATGTCGATGTACTTGGCGTGACGGTCCGTACCTGGAGGCCCGAACTGGTAGACCACCAGCCCGGTACCTCCACATCTCTGACATTTAGCCATCAGAAGTAGTTGATGCTTCCATCTTCGTTCTTGGCGTCCTTGGTTGTCCGTCGCTGTCCTCCGGCACTGGAGCGGTCGAGTTGCGCCTCGATATCCTCCCATAGTTCCCGGTTTCTAAGGGATGGGTCGTCGTCTGGGTCAACAACAATGACTGTGTATCCGAAGTAGTCGTTGCCGCCCTGTTGTGCTTTGACCTTGCCCTCGAACTGAATGGCAACGAGCGACCCGAGTGCGGGTGCTTCTCGGAAGAACTCCCCTTGAAGAACCTTCCGTGAACCCCAAATGGCTGCCGATTTGTTGGGTTCTATGCCACCGGTCGTCTCATCCATGGTGCTCCGCACGACCAGCAACAGGGAGGGTCCCCGTCTGGTCTTTACGATCTCCGCCTTGATGAGTATACCGACGATCTTCTCCCCGGCAACAGGGTCCCATTGATCTGAGTCTCGTACCTCCTCACTAGCAGCCTTCTTTGCGGCCAACATGGCATCAATATCGTCTGGCATTTCTCTCCTTCTCCCCCAATTGGGGGGATTGCTTGGCTTACCTTTATTCTAGCATAAATCAGACTATGATATAGTCTTTTTTTTCGCCTTCTCTTAGAGGGGGTTGAACTCGATGAACCCGAGGGTTCCGTCGTCCTCTTTCCTCCACAGGAACGAGCCATCGGAGAGTTTGCCAACGATGACGAACGTCTGTTCGTCGCCTACCTGGGGTTCGTGCTCCATCAGCCCGGTGTCTCGGTCGATCGGGTCCGGGAACGTCTCGTCGATGGGCGTTGCCGGGATGTCGTAGTCCCTGAACCTCTTCGATTCTGGCTTCCGTCGTTCGTCCTCCTCCCTTTCACGAAGCATCCGGTCAGCGTAGCCGAACGTCCTGTCAGCCTCGTCGAGCGTGGGCTTCGTGGGCATGACCTCTTTGGGCGGGGCCAGCGGGGTCTCGGTGGTGAAGATCACCTGATCCTTCTTCGGTCCGGTGTAGACCCACATCGTGTTTACGTCACCGTGTCCCCCAACCCTCCTCGGGTTACCGTGGAGTTGTTTCAGGTTCATCAGACACTTGTGAACCGCACGTCGCCCTTTGTCCCCGCCTCCGTAGGCGTCGGCGATGGTTTCTCGTACCTCTATCGGTAGCCCGTTCCAGAACTGAACCGATGTGACCTGGATGCCGGGCATCGCAATCAGCGACTTGCGGACCTGTTGACTGACGTAACCACGGTTCGGCAAGCTGCCCGAACCCTTGTCGGTGTGAACCATTCCTTTTTTCGCCATGAGTATTCCTCTCAAGTGGGTCGGTGGGTGCCCTACCGCACCCCCCGACAGCTTTGGGCTACAGGGTTTCCGCCAACTCCACCGCAGCCGACACCGGGATGAGCCCCTTGTCGAGCAGGGCTTTGATCTTCTTGATGGTGTTCCGACGAGACCCGCTGTTCATCACAACGGCAGTCCCGGTCATCGTGTCACCATTCTCTAGGTTGGTGAGGGCGGTCCTGATTTGCTCGATCCAGTTCCGGGCTCTTCCTGTGCCCTGCTTACGGATGATGGGTTGGGTGGTCTTGAACTGTGACCAGGTGAGTTGACGCATCGCCATCTTGTGATCGGTGAAGGTGCTGTCGACCTTCCAGGCCACGAGCCCACTGTTGTTCTCGGCCACCCATTCGGCGGTCCGATACCATTCCTCGATGGTGTTGAGTTCCCTTCTGATGCGAACGGTGTCGATCAGGTGGGCGTGAACTTTGATGGCTCGCTCCCGTAGGGTTCCCCCCATCTGCTTCATGATGTCGTGGGCTTCGGCGGCAACCGTTTTGGTCGCTCGTTCCTCGTTCTCGACCGCATCATCAAGCGGTGTCCAGTTGACTTCCATGGTGATACACTCCTTGTGGCTAGAGGGGGCCGGGGGTTTATCTCATTACCCCCGGCCCCTTCGACTCGATCTACAACGGGTTAGTTCTCGGAGATGACCTCCAGTTTGTAGTCCGTGTTTTCGGCATGGGGGAGCACGACACGATCGAGCACCTGCTCGAAGCGTCGAACGATCACGGCGTCGATGCTGTCCGGGGTCACGCCCTCAGAGGCTTCCTCCATCATCGCTAGCTGCGGACGCAGACCCTCACCGGCTCGCACGAAGTCCTCGGTGGTGAGGACCTCGGGGATTCCTCCCGTCCGTGCGATGGCGTACCGCATGGCCCGGTCGATGCCTTCCTTGACGAAGGCGGGCATGAAGCCCTCCATCGCCACCCCGATGGGTTCCACGTCGATGTCCCCGAGCATGTTGGCAGGCACCACAGCTTCGATCATCACGCCGATGCCTACGGTGTCGAGTGCGCCGATGTGGATGACTGCATCGAGCCGTCCCGGACGGACCATGCCCTTGTGGATTTTCTCCGGGTGGTTGGTGGTCAATACGATCATCAACTCGGTGCCCTTGGCGGTGATGCCGTCGAACAGGTCGAGCAGGACCGTCACTCGGTTCCTTCCCGTTCCATCGGCATCAACCAGGTTGTCCACATCCTCGACGAACACGACACACCTGGGGTACAACTGCGCCGTCATCATCACGTCGTCGAAGTTGTCCTTGCCCGGTCGGCAGTAGATGAAGGTCCACCCGTTGGCGATGGCCTTCTGTGCCGTGATGAACGCCATCAAGGTCTTGCCGGTGCCATAGTCACCGTGAAGCAGGATCGCCCGCTTCAACGGGATACCCAACTCCCGCATGATGTCATCGTGTTCGAGCAGCGACCAGATGTTCGCCTGGGCCTGCTCGATGACTTCTGCGGAGTACACCACCTTCGTCGGATCCACCGTGTTCAGGTCGATGAAGCCCGGCTGGACTTGACCATCGAAGGCCTTGCCCTTGTAGATGGACCGGTCGTCGAGTTCGTTCTGAATCAGCATGAACAGGGCCTCGACCCTGGCACGATGCTCTCGGGGGCACTCGATGATGATGGCACCCAACAGCCCCAGGTCGGGGTGAGTCTCCGTCGTCAGGTTGGCCGTTCCGCCGAACAGGGCGATCTCGATCATTCCCCACGGCACGTCCATCGACTCGTTGATGGAGATGGGCACCGAGATGCGCTGCGGGTTCTGCTTCCCGAAGAACGAGTAGGTCGCCCGTTGGATGCCGGTGGTGCCGGTCAGCCTGCGGATGGCTCGCTCGAACGCTGCGGCCACATCCCACGGGCGATAGCGGAAGGACCGAGAGAACTCGGTGACCGTATCGTGTTGTTCGATGTGGTTGAGCAGCGTTGCAACTGCGGTCTTGGGGTCCATGTCTGTCGGGAGGATGATCTGTGTCCCCTCCCGCTTGATGTCGTCTTCGGTGAAACGGTCTCCCGCCAACTCGTCGAGTACGGAGTAGAGACGTTCCTGGTCTTTCTTGACTGTGGCCTGGGTAGGCTCTTTCTGCATTGGTTGCTCCTCTCCCCCAAATGGGGGGGTTTAGCTGAATCGGCTAACCGTTGGTGGTTTGGTCCTCCTCTTTGTCGTCAGTCTTGAAATCTTCGGGGTTGAGGTCATCGAGGCCACGGCCCGCTATCGACACGCACTCGTCGAACATGGTGTCCCTCAAGTGCTCGATCGCCTTGAGGGCGAACCCGACGTTGGTGGTGAGGAAGTCGGCGAGTTGGTTCACGTCATAGGGGTGGTCCTCGACCGTAAACTCCAATCCCACCTTTTCCATCACTTCGGTGATGCCTTCATCGTCGTCGATAGAGAAGGAGGCCACGATGGTCGTCCGAAAGACGTGTGCGAATGCGTTGGCCGTCTGCATTGCAGCGTTGATATCCCGCACCGAGTCTGTATCGGTGAGCTTCACGTTGGATATTTCCTTTCGTATCGTTTCTGTGCCTGCCAGATGGCATCCTCCAGTCTGGATTTGGCGGCTTTTACGTGTGGGTACGCACGCAACAGGACTTCGAGAGTGTTGGCCTGAGCGAAGGTCAGGGGCACGTTCACCGGCCATTCGGGTCCCGGTTCGGGCGGTTCGGGCGGCGGTTCGGGTTCTCTGAGTTTCTCGACCCGGGTCACCGACCCATCCCCCCACTTGATGTCAACGGTCTTGTCTTTGTACGCCTCGACCTGCCTGGTCATGCTGCTTCCTTTCCACAGGTGCAGAGAACCGTGTACTCGCCGCACTTGTCACACTTCTCGAAGGTGACCTCCGTGTTGGTCTGTCCGGGTTTCCCGTCGAAGACGTTCTGGGGCACGTCTGGGAACTCGGGACGTGGGCGCAGTTCGACGCCTTCACGCTCAACCAGGGTGAACCGGATGAGCATGAGTACACCGAGTACCGAGCGTTCGACCGCCTCGAACGAGAACTTGCCCTTCTCGCCGTTCATATCGGGAGTCTCCAGCCCATCGGGAACCGTGCCGGTGTCGAAGAAGCACTCGTGATCCGGCTCGATAATGTAGAGCATGGCGTGTTTGCCGCCTACTTCTTCGATGACCGATGAGAGCGCCAGGATGTTGAGGGCTTCCTCTACATCATGCTGCGACATCCCGAGTTCCTTGGCCACCCCTTCGATGGTTTTTACGTCGAACTCCTCCATCATCTTTTTCAGCAGGTGGTCGGCCAGCGGAACGTGGGTGCGGTCTGCGTGGGCCTCTTCGTCGAGTTGGCCCTTCTTCTCGTAGAGGTTGGCCTCTTTCTTCATAAGCCTCTCGAATAGGGATTGCTTCTCTGGTTCGATCATGGTTGTTCCTTGTCTATGAATGCCTTGCGGCAATAGGTACATTTCTGGTCGGGAAGTTGATCCTCGGGAACCTGTTGAGGGAACTCTTTTTGGGTATAGGTGCTAGGGTCCTTTCTATTGATATTGCGGAAATGTGCAGCTTTGTCGAGGAAGTCTTCGGGGTCCATATCCGAGAGTAAGGGTGCTGTGTAGAAGACCCGTTGAACAACCCGAGCCGTACATTTTCCGTGGAGTACCTGGTTTTGGAATCGGTAGAAGTTAGAGATATCTCGTCTCCTTCCTTGTTGTAAGTGGCGGGACTAGTCGTCGAGGATGAGGGTTAGTTCGGGGTAGCCCTTCGTGGCCATGTACCGACGCATGGAATGGAAGACCATCTCCATTGACTCCTCGTAAGCGAGCAGGAGTTTCACATCCCATTCGGTTACTTCGTGATCCTCGGGTGCGGCGTCGGCTACGTTATATGCGTCCGCATCGCACTCATGGTCGGGTTCGGCCAGGGTCGCCACAGCGTGGGAGAGTCCGGCAACATGCATCATGTGTGCCAGGTTCGCAGCGTCCAGGATTACCCCCATCGGGAGGTCCTGCGCTGCCTTCGAGAGCGGTACCGGATAGGCGGTTATGGGTTCGTCTTCGTTGAACTTGAAATCGCTCATTCCTTCCACCCCTTTTTGAGTGCGAAGTTCTGTCCCCACAACACGCCCAAGGTGAAGGCAGCAGCAGCGATGGTCATTTGAGACTTCTCGGAAAGGTCCTCCTCCTCCGTGATGGCATAGAGTCGATCGGTTAGGTCCTGCATCGTTTCGTTGGTGGGTTCTTTGTCCATTAGGTTTTCTCCTCTCGGTGGGTAGCTTCGTAAACCTCCCACCATTCATGTTCGCAGTCATGACATATGGTGTCCCACACTACGACGCTTGATTCCCACCGCTCAACGTCGATGTTTTCGATGTTCTCGCTTCCGCAATTTGGGCATTTGTGCCAGTCGTTCAGTTCGGCCCGGTTGACCGTGATGTAGTTGTCATCCTCCAATCTTGTGTCTTTGGGCGGTCCCAACCCTTTGAGGGTTTGGTCGAGGTTCTCGAAGCGCCGCTTGAGTGCTGCCGCATCGTAATCTGGCATGGGTGTCTCCCTTCCTCCGGTAGAGCCAGAAGTACCCCGGCACCCTTTCGGATGCCGGGGTATCCCGATTCTGGGTTAGTTGGACTTGAGGGCGGTGATGAGTTCGGTGTAGACCTTGCCGTTATCCCATCGCACCTGGACCTCGACGGCGTTGTTCTTTGTGAGCACGGTGCCGGTCCAGCCTCCGGCGCTCACGCTCACCACCCGGTCCCCAGGCATGGGCACCCAGACGGAATCGACCTTGACATCGAGAACCTGGACGGGTCCTTCGACATCGAGCAGCGCTTCCCAATCCCACTCTCCGGGGGGTGTGGTCCAACGGTCGCCATCTTCGTCGAACTTGACGGTGACGGTATAGGTGACCCTCTCTGGGCCCTCCTCGAACACCCCCAGGTTCTTCGGGGACTCATCGGTGGTGGTTCGGTCGTGCCACTGAACCCTGACGGTCTTGGGCTTGGTGATGGCAAGTTCGGGTTTGTCTCGGAGGACGACTCCGGTGACGTTGGTCCCGATGTGGCGGACGATGGTTCCTGGTAGGGGTCGAGAAATCATGAAAGTTCCTTTGTTTGAGACACGGGTGTAGCCCGGTGCCACAAGACACCGAGCTACACGGACAATATGGGTTGTGTGGGTTAGACCTCCTGGTGGATGCGGGTCATGTCGTAGAGGGCACGGTGCCAGTAGGCTACCTGGCGTTGGGCATGATCGAGGTCGGACGTGACGCTGTGGACCCGTTCGTTGACGGCTTGAATGCTGTCCGGGTCCACGTCTCCGTAGTACCGCTGGCGGGTCTCGATGCGGTCGGCGTGTTCGTCCACCCACACCCGGCAGTCACGGAGGAACCGAACCTGGTCCTTCCAATAGCGGTAGCGTTCTTCGGTGTCCATCAGCAATGGGTCGGTCTTGGTCAATAGCATGGGTTCTACTTCCTTCGTTTGAGTTCGACGGGTTGGGCGCTATTGGTGGGTTATCCGACCCCCTTTGCGAGATAGAAGATGACGTGACTTCCGAAGTAGAGAACGGCGACGATGACGATGATGACGATGAGTCGTTCGACGTAGCGGTCCGTCATGAGGCGTACCCCTGGTCGGTTGAGATAAGCCGGTAGGTGTCGTTGCATCGGACGTGGACGTAGCTTCCGTGCAACCCGGGGCTCTTCGATTGCTCGATCCAGTGCCGACCCTCAAGGATGAGCGCAAGACATTGCGGGCACTTGGTCGTGTATCGTGCGAGTTGAGTGGGATACTTCATGGTTTCTTTCTCCCCCAATTGGGGGCATTAGGTTGGTTGGAACCCATGGAAAGGTTCGTCTACGGGTTCGTCTACGGCTACTAACTGATCCCCCCCAATTGGGGGCCTTTTTGGGTCCAGAACGTACGAATACCCCACTCCCATATAATGGGAGCAGGGTGGTTCGTTATGACATAGCGTGCGATTAGTCCATTGGCACTTGGTTGGTTTACGTTCTCTTGCGAGGCTGTCCTAGCCTGTGGCCAGTTCTTCGGCCGTTTCCTCTTCGGCCGTTTCCGTTCCCTCTTCTGTCTCTTCCTCGACCTTGTGGGCAAGTTGGGCGAGGGTTGTGAGTCGCTCGATCAAGTTGTCAAGTTCCGAAAGGTTGAACCCTTGATCCGCCAGGATACCGTCAACGTCCGCTCGATCCTCGATTGTGGTTACGAGATTGCCCAACCCAACCATCTCGGTGGTGAGTTGCTTGGCAACCTTGGTAGCCGACAGCGTATCGGCCGTTTCCCTCGGTGCTTTCCATTGTTTGTCCGTTCGGTACTGCGAGATGTCCGCCGCTGTGACCTTATCCCGGCCCTCAGCTTTGGCAATGTCCGCCGCACCCTTGAACGCTGCGCCCAACTTGGTTGGACCTTGAGCGTTGTAGATCGCCCCATACTCCCGAGTGTGAGACTCAGGAACATCCCAGCCACTCCTGATCTTGCCAAGGTCGGCCAGTTTGGAACCAACCTCGTACACGCTCAGGAGCTTTGAGATATCTTGGGTGGAAAGGTTGGGGAACACGACCTTGTACCAGTTCGAGAACGCTGATTTCTGCCCGGCGGGCTTCCAATCACGTTCTTTCGAGTCGATCGAGTACGCCGCCGCCATGGGCAATCCACTGTACTTCACGTTGTGAAGGATGGACCCAAGGTCGAACCGACCTTTGCGGTTCGAGTCGTCCAAGGTACGGGCTTCGTCGGCTAGCTTACCTAGCTCAGTCTCGGCCTCACCTTGTGTGATCCCCTTGCCCGCAGCCTTCGCTAGCTGCTGATCTTCGTACTTGGAATACTTCTTTACTTTCGCCATTGTATTGTCCTCTACTTGGTTGTTGTCCCCCAATTGGGGGAACGTTCCGTTCAAGAACTAATCGCACGCTATGCAATTCTCAAAGTGCCTGTGCGGATCCACTTCTCTCGGGCCGAAGCTTCACCTTACAACCTCATGATACCATCCCATTTTCGTTAGTAGTCCATTATCGGAACATTCTTGAAATACTTCTGGTTAGCCGTTCTCTCGCTCAACAACCAATACAAGAGGATCAACGTCTCCCCCAATTGGGGGAGCAACTTGATTAGGGGATGAGTGCCAACCAACGGCCACCTGTGATCTTCTGCTGCGCCCTGCCATGAGTCAAGAACGGAAGAGGGAACGGAGAGAATGGGAAACGTGGCCAAGGTCAAGTAAAGGGAAGAACGGAAGTGGGGGAGAGTTGAGATTGTTAGGGGAGAGTAGTGGAGATAACCTTTGATTACCCCCAACTAAACCTGGGGTCTGTGCTCGTTGTCCTCCTATACCCCATTAGAGTTTGCGGTAACCTTCTGGTTCTCCTTCATCCCTGAAAGTTCCCCTTGACAGCTCTTGACAGAGGGGGGTAGACTCTAGGACCATGCCCCTCAAGTCATACAAGCCCAGAGAAAAGTCCTGTACCTTCTTGGAATGCGGGAATCCTTTCATAGCAAAGCATCCAGCGTCTCTATACTGCGAAGACCACCGAGATAAAGAGCTACGTATCAGACTCAAGAGAGAAGCCGAGCGTGCTGCCAGAGGGCCGTTGACTTGTACCCTCGAAGGTTGCACCAATCTCGTGACGGGAGACAGAGCCAAGGACAGCAGAACCAAGTTCTGTTCCGTTGTGTGCAAGGATAAGGGCCAAGCGGCGAAGAAAGAAAAGACCAGGGTCTACCAACGAGATTATCATCGAAATAGGAACCGGTTGAAGAAGAAGATCGAGCAAGTAGAGGCAGCAGAGGAACGAGAACGCTACCAGCGAGCGGGACCGACCTATGAAGCGATCAAGAACAACTCCGAAATGGAAAGGCTCCTCCTCGACGGGAAGGTGCCATACTCCATTGCGTCAACATATCTGGGCGTTACGGAGGCTTCGGTGTCCCGAGCCATGGAGGCAATCAGGTTCGATGCAACGATGGCGAACCAGAGAGACGCTTGGGAGCGTTCTGAGGAAATAGAACAACTCCTCCCTCGAAAGGTACTCCTAGAGGCCCGAGGGACCGAGGAAGCCTCTCCACGATTCGATATACTCATCGAACTCCTGGTCGAGTCCTATATCGCCTTCCAGAACAGGTTCTTTGAGATAGCCCCTGGGAAACGTTTCATCGTCAAAGACTTCCATCGTATCTGGATCAAGTCCATCATTGTGGCCTGGTTGACTGGTAGCAAACAACTGATCCTCTCCCCTCCTCGTCACGGCAAAAGTGAACTCCTGATTCGGTTCGTGGTGTGGGCCATCGTCCTGGACTTCAACATCAGGGTGATGTGGGTTGCTGCGAACCAGGACGTGGCGAAGCTCATGCTAGGGGCGGTCAAGGACCATTTGGACAACAATGAGGCTCTGATCGAAGCCGTCCTTCCCCCAGGCCAGAGATTCCGTCCAACCCGTCAGAGCGGCAAGGCCTGGACCTCCACCGAAATCAGGATCGCCCAACTCAGCATCGTGGGGCAGAAATCCAGTACCATGCTGGCTCTGGGGCGGACATCAAGCATCCTCTCCAGAGATGTGGATGTCCTCATCGTGGACGACCTGGAGGACTTCGACAGCACCCGTGAACCCTCACAGCGGGAGTACGGCAGGCAGAAGTTCGCTGAGATCGGTACCCGCAAGGAGGAGGACACCTGTTGGATCAACATCGGTTCTCGACAGCACCCGGAAGACCTGACGAGCCACCTGATGGAAACGGCCTCCGAGCAGGGCTGGAAGGTCATCATCAACAGCGCCCATAACGAAGGATGCGGCAATGACCCAGATGACTTCACCGCCCACGACGAATGTACTCTCTTTCCCGAAGTCCGAACCTATCGCTGGCTCATGGAGAAGAAGCTGGAGATGGACGATCTTGGACTCGAAGGTGCATATGATATGCGCTATCTCAACGCACCGAGACCGACCAAAGGCCTTGTATTTCGTGTTGAGGTTATCCGGGTCGGTTGTCTCGACCGGAGTCGAGATATTGGTACGGGAGGGATACCGGCAGGTAGGCTCATCGCTGGTTTGGATCCTGCGGCAAGAGGTACCCAAGCAGCGTTCAGTTGGCTTTGGACCCCTGAAATGCTCTACATGGTGGACCTCGAAACTCAAGAAGCGGGGGGGTTTGAGGGCGCTCTTAGAATCATGGGAGAATGGGACCAGGCCTACGACCTGAAAGACTGGAAATACGAAGACAACTTCCAACAGGTCGAGTTCTTCTCTGACCCTCGGCTTCGTAAGCTCCAGGGTGACACCGGTATCTCCGTCAAGCCCTATCGCACCGGCAGGAACAAGCAAGACCCGGAGTTGGGTCTCTCTGCCATGGCTCCGCTCTATCACAGCGGAAGGATCAACCTCCCCTACGGGACCAGAGCAGCCCGAGTGAAGGTGGACTCCCTCCTTCGCCAACTCCAGAACTGGACCACAGAGGGCAAGTCTCGGAGGGGAAAGACCGATATCAAGATGGCTTCCTGGTTCCCATTTCCAACTATCCTTCACTGGAACCGAGAGGAACGTAAGATCACTCTGGTAGACGAGGGCGGATCCTATGGTGGCATTCGCACCATGAATGATGTAGGGTGGCAAACACGGTATCCCGGAGGTATCTGAATGGACTGGCTTCCTAACGAGGGTTCCTATTTCGACGATATGCGTTCCGACGACGACCGACACGCAGCTAAGGAACGAAGAAAGTGGGCGGTAGTCGGGATTGACGACGATATGGTTCCTTTTTTCACGAACATCAGGAACCGCCCTTACGCCCTGGTCTTGGTCAAGAATCAGACGGTCGCCAAGGGCATCCGCACTCTCATGGAGAAGTGGCACCGAGACGGTCTCCTGCGGGAGATTCCTGAGATCGTGCTCAACGACAACCAGAAGATCACTGAAATCAAGGTGACCCCTTGAAAGACTACGGCGATATCATCGAGAGGGTCGAAGCCCTTCGCTCAATGTCGAACATGGATGACCGCTCTCGGGTGAGGGCGGTTCTCAATGGTGGGGCACTCGGCGTCAAGGCGGTCATGAGTTGGGGTTACGCCCCCAAACACGGTCGAGGTTCCGGCACAGGTGCTGACTCCGACCTGGGCGTGGACCTCCCCACCGCCAACGTCATGTATTCCGGGCTGGAGCGGTTGGCCCAGCGTATCGGTCGTCCCCCGACCCTCAAGACCGATATGCTCCCCACCCGAGACAACGCTCCAGCCCGGAAGCGAGCCGAGAAACGAGAGCGCATCGTTCGGGGTTGGGACGACATGACTCGCATGGAACTCCAGTACCCCCAGATCGGACGATGGCTGCCCGGATATGGCTTCACGCTTCACGTCATCCGTGAGCGTGAGTTCGGCGGCGTACCCTATCCCGTCGCCGAGTTGCGGGACCCCTACGATGTGTATCCTGGCATGTGGGGCGTTGACCAGCAACCAGCCGACGTAGCCATCGTCCGCCATATGTCCCGCAAACAACTGCGCCGGGCCTACCCCGAACACGAGGACACCTTCAAGGCCCGATGGGACCGGAAGCGAACCGGTCAGGGCATCCCGATCCTCTCCAAAGAGGGAACCGGTCATTGGGAGGGCAACCCCAACAACCCGGTCGAGGTCATCGAGTACATCTGTCATTGTGGCACTCACGTCCTCGTGCCCGAGTGTGATGTGATGGTGGGCTTCATCCCCAACCCCCTGGAGGCCCCCGCCTTCGTCATGACCAAGAGGTTCTCGTTCGACAAGCTCCAGAGCCACTTCGCCCACACCTTCGGGCTGATGGCCATGATGGGAAAGCTCAACATCCTGGGACTGATCGCTACTGAGGACGGAGTGTTCCGTGAAACCAACATCATCGGAGAAATGGTCGGGAACACCTACGAGCGAGGCCGTTTCGCCGTCAACCAGTTCGAGTCGGGAACCCAGATCGAGAAGCCGACCGGTGACCAGATGCAGCAGGTGTGGCAGGCCATCAACATCCTCGAACGGCAGTTCCGAGTTGTGTCCAACTACGATGTATCCCAGGACGGGCAGTCCCCCAATTCCTTCGCCACGGGCCAGGGCATTCGGGAACTTGGAGCCAGTGCCGACGAGAACGTTCGTGAGTACCAAACTGCCATTCGGCATTCTATAGAACTCATCGACCGGAAGCGCCTGGAGTGGGACGAGAAGATGCACGCTTCACAGTCGAAGCGGGTTTACTGGTACGAGGGTGGTACCGCCTTCGAGGAGAAGTACGTCCCGGCCAAGGACATCGCCGGTGACTACCGCACTCGACGGGTCTACGGGGCCATGGCTACGTTTGCCGAGAACGACAAGATCATCGCCGGTCTCCAACTCCTCCAGGCCAAGGCTATTGACCGACGCACCTTCCAGGAGAACCTTGACGGTCTCGACAACATCTCGCTGGTCAACGAGCGGATCGACCAGGATATGGCCAAGGAGATGATGATCGGTGCCCTCGGTTCACGGGCAGGCACCGGCCAGGACCCCAGGGCTGATATGGCGTTGGTGGGCATCATGGAAAAGCCCTCCGAGGTCACTTCGATCCTGGTCAAGCTGTTCACCCCCGAGGAGCCACAGATGTCCCCTGAGGAACAGATGATGGCGCAGGGACAAGGCCCCCAAATGGGGGGAATGGGACCTGAGGGCGGTATGGTTGGCGAGGGTGGTCCCCCGCCTGCGGTTCAGACCATCCTCTCTCAGATGGAGGGTCAGGGCGGTGCCGGTGGAGTCATGAGCGTGGGGCAGATGAGATGAGCGCCTTTTTTACTTTCGACGGTTCGGCCGGGACGTTCCTCTCGACGCCCGATACTCCGGATCTGACACCGGTCGTGCAGGACATGGAGGTCGATGTCGATATCCCGGCGGTGATCGCTACCGAGATATTCAACAAGTACGAAACCAACCAGCGGTCCTACGGGATGCTCTGGACCGCTACGGCTCCCGGTGGCCGCTGGTCTACGGACGGTTCGACCAACGACAAGTCGAGGATCGGGTCTGCGGTGATGGCGACCGGGCGGCATGTGGTGCGAGTAGTGCTCGACATCCCTGGCGGCGGGTTGGCCTACTTCTTCGATGGTGCCCCGGCGGGTACTTCGGCAGTTACCGACACGGTGTTTACTTCGACTGCTGCCCTCCAGGTCGGTGCCCGTTACTTAGGTGGCGGCGGTCCGCTCACCGGCGACGTGTATCGGGCGGTGCTCCGCAACGGCGACGGTGGCCCCATCATTGCCGACATGAATCCGACAGCCGCCAACTTCCCGGATGGTCCGGTTTCCAACGGTTCCACCTGGGTGTCGTCCGATGGGCGTACCTGGACGGTGAACGGCAACGGCATCTCGTACACGGACACCAGCGGTCCGAACAAACCGGACCTGTTCATCTTGCGGGAAGGTCGGAAACAAACCCAGAATCAAGACCTCGAAATCATGCGACCACGGATATAGGAGATAGCTATGGCCAAAGTAACTGTGCCACGACAGACGGCCACGATCGTCTCGGCGGGTACCGCTAATGACCTCATCTTGGCGAACGGTGCAGGTGGGGACCTAGCCCTCAACACTACCGACCCGTCGAGTGCGGGTGCGGCGATCACTTTAGGACGGTTCGATTCGGTGGTGATGTCCGCCGGAGGGGCATGGGCCGCAGCACAGTGGGTCGCATGGTCCGAGGTCGGAACCGTCGTTGTCGTAACGGAACCGTAGGAGCGATATGCCACTCACCAAGAAGGACGAAAAGGAAACGGCCGACGCTAATCGAGTGATGCAACTCCATGCAGCCGGTCTCATCACATTCGATGAAGCCCGAGAGATGCTCGGTCTTCCCCCGATGCCACCGATCAAATGGGAGTCGATCAACCAGACCACCGGAAACTAGGAGAGTCTCATGAGTGACAAGGAAACTTACTTCGGGCAGTACGTTGCCCAGGGCGAGAAGGATGGAGCCACCAAGGAAGCCGTGACTCGTCCCACCGCCCCCGACGACCGTACCAAGGCCATCAAGCCTGCCCCGGAGGTCAAGTAGACATGCCCGATCCTGTTGAGGTCCGTGCCGCCCGGCTCGGCCTGAAAACCACACCCAAAGTCAAGGCCAAAAAGAAGGCGACCCACGTCATAGAGACCCAGCCCGGCCTCCAGGTCACCAAGACCAAGACCAAGAAATCTACGAAGAAGGTGAAGAAATGACATTCCCTATTGCCGGAGTAGTCACCGTTCCGTTCTGTGGATCGTGTGGTCGGGAAATCCTCGGTCCCTTCGCACATGAGGACCTTGCTGCGGACCTGATCTGTGACGGCTGCGGGGCCGACCTGTTGGCATACGGGTGGACCGCCGGGTTACTCCCGCCGACCGCTGTATCTATCGCCACCGATCTCCCCGGAGTCGGTGACTTTCAGGTCACGTTTACCGAGAACGCTGGTGCCGACACCAATACCGTTCAATATCGAATCGACCGTGGGGCCTGGGTCACCGATGCTTTGGCCACTTCGGTTCACGACGTGCTCGGCCCGTTTGCGGCATCGTCGTTCGTCGAGGTTCAGGTCAAGTCGATCGAGAGCGGCGTGTCTGGTCCTTGGACCACCATCGTTTCCGCTACGTTCGCTGCTCTCGCTATCGGTGCTACCGCCGGGATCCCCGGTGCGTGGACGCCGAGCGGCGACCGTCCCGCTGCGGACCTTGCTGCGATGACCAGCCAGGGTGTCGTCGCCGATCCGCTCACCCTGTGGACCGTGGGTCAGAGCGTCGTGACGCTCGATGCTAACGATGCCCATTGGGATAGCTCAGATTGGGTACTCGGCACCGCACCCGCATAAGGAGGCGTCATGCCGTTCAAGAGTGCGGCACAGCGGAAGTGGATGTTCGCCAACCATCCCGAGATGGCGAAGCGATGGGCGGCTGAGGGCAAGAGGAAGCGGAGGAAGAAATGACAGCACGAGGAGGAGGCCGTGGAGGTTATCGCCAACCGGCGAACCCGGCAGCAGTATCGAACCCTCAGTCTGGAGCAAGGACCGATGGCGGGGCAGGCTCTAAGAGTCAGCCTCTCCGAGTGCCAACAGGAGGCGTGTATGGGGAAGCTAAAGCACTTCGAGAACAACAGCAGGGAGCACCCCTGGCAGCAGGAGGATCGCAAGCTCCTGGAGGGCCGGGAGGCGGTGGAGGCGTTTTACCTCCAGGCATGGAGGGGGGAGTCTTCGGACCTTCCACGTCACCGGGAATGGTCTCTGGTCCCGTAGCCCCTGGTGCCATGATGGCTCAGAACCCTCAGATGTTCCTACGGGTTCTGGCAACGAAGTTCCCCCATCCGGCCCTGCGGCGGTTGGTGGACTGGTCCGCTGCGGGGTCAACCCCTCCTCGGGGCACTCAGTTGACTCCGCAGCCAGGACCGCCAATGACCCCTTCGCCCCGAGCAGCAACTCCACCGGGACCTCCACCGGGGTCTCAGCCTAGGCCTCAGCCCACGGCCCCCGAATTGACTACCGCTGACACCATGCCCCCTCCCCAGGAAGCGATCCGACCCGGCCCATGAATGGACTGTATCTCTCATTGGCTCAACGGACCTACCTGGACCGGGATCGTGCTCAGGCGGAACGAGAGCAGCGGGTCTACGAACAACAGGCCACCCCTGCGGCTGCGGCGAATATGGCGACCTACGAGGCGCTGTATGGAACCTCATCTTCGGAACTCGGTCTGTCTTTGGTGGCTGAGGGTATCCCGGCTACCGACCCCCTGGTGGAACAGGCGGTTGGTATCGAGCGGAATCGGCGGGAAACCCTTGGTCCCCTAGAGACTGCCGGGGGTGGCGTCTGGGACGGCATCTCTCGTGCTCTCGATGAGTTCGTGTACGACCCGATCAAGGGTGCCGCCAGTTGGGGCATGATGGGTCTGATGTCGGTCTACGAGTTGGGACCGGGTGGCTCAGTGCCCCGGACTATCCAACAGGCTGCCCAGAACCCCGAGATGGGAATCGGAGATGCTGCCTACGAACAACAGCCCTTCCTGACCGAAGCCTTCGGGGATGCGTTCGGGGGTCTCTCCAAGACCTGGGACACCATCCAGTCCGCATGGCAGGAGTCCACCACCGCCGATGCTGAACAACAGGCGATGCTGGAGTCCGGGGAGATGAAGTTCACGTCCAACACCGGGGGCGGTTGGTTCGTCAACTCTGACGTGGCTCCCGATGTGAAAGAGGCAGTCGAACTCGCTACCGCTGAATTGCATCGCTCCCTCGACGGGCAGAACCTCACCCCCAACCAGCGGTACCGTCAGGAACTCGAAGCTGCCCCTGATATTTGGCGTAGGGCGGTGGCGATGTCCTCCAGCTACCAGGCCGGTCTCGGTGCTCCGATGACCCAACAGGGCTACGCCAACCGTGAGGCGGTCATGTTTGAGGTCCCCAACTTCACCGGTCATGGTACCTCCTATACCCCTTGGTCTCCAGGCCGGATCGCTGCGGCCACGGTGTTCGAGCCGGGCACACAGTCCTTCGCCATCTCGTCGGGCCTGGGTGACATCACGTCGCAGTTGTTGCTCGACCCGATGAACAAGATTGGCAAGATGTGGTCCAAGTCCGGGAAATGGGGCCGTACCGTGTTCGCCGGTACCGAGGAGACCGGCAAGAACGTCAACCGAGCGTTCGGCGAAGGCTTCCAGATGGCGAACCGGAACTACGTCCAGGCTGGTATTCCTCTTACGGATGTCAAGGGTACCGGCATCTATGGAGGCCGGGTAGGGGTAGGCGCTCCTGGTCTTGGATTTCATGGTGGTGGGGCAGAAGTTGCTACCGAAGGTTTGAGGTCCGGTGGGATCTCTCGTGCTGCGGATCGGGGTGCTGGATATGTAGACCAACCAGGCAAGATGCTTCATGTGTTTCGAGATGAAGACCTTTCCGAAGCGGCCATTCGAGAGTTGAACAAACAGGGTTCAGAACTGGAGCAACTCAAGGTCATTCCCAAAGTTGACCTTGGAGATCAGCATTTCTTCGATGCTCTTGACGAGGCTGTTGGACCGTTGCGAGCACAGTATGACGAGGCTCTCAGGAAGTTCCAGGACCTTAGGCAGAAACAGGAGATGGGTCGGATACCGGGTGATCCTTACGGAACCAAGATCGCCGATGAGACCTATCGGGCTGGTAAAGAGATGCAAGACCTCCAGATGAAACTGATGAACAAGGTGGATGATGTCCAGGCAGGTTGGCCTGATGATATCGTTCGGAAGTACGAACCTCGTCGTGATATGTATGTCAATCCCCGAGGTCCGGGCGATACCAGGGTTCTCGTTGCTGACGAAGCGCCTATTCCTTGGCAGTCTTTGACCCAAGAGCAGGCGCAGAAAGCGTTAGCTGATCGTCGTCTCCCCTACGTTCCCGATGAGACCATCGACATGATGGAGAATCTCAAGCTCAGAACCGAGGGCGGAGTTCACGATCCCGACGCCTGGAAGACCGGACAGACCCCTCTTGGTCCCTTCGATCCGCCCGAGTTCTATGCCGATGCGGCCCGTACTGCGGCCCGAGAGGCTGCTCGGCCTGCGGAGGAGGGTGCCAAGAAGGTGGCGAAACGGAAGTGGCGTCTCTTCGGCAAGACCGAGAAACAGTTCCTCAAGGACACCGAGGACTTCTACCTTCCCGAAGGCACGGTCGATGAGATGTCCACCATGTCAGACCAGACCAACCGTCTCGGTCAACAGAGTCCCATGCGGGTGGTCACCAAGAGCAAGAAGGCGGGCACCAATCAGAAGGTCCGAGTGTACGGAAGCACCCTTGATCTGTCGGGTACCTCCCTCCCCAAACGGATGCCCGCCAAGGTGAAGCAGGTTCTCCAGGGCACCGGGTTGTGGGATCACAAGTACGGGTTCCGGGGTTCGTCTTCCAATACCAACTGGCATCACTCTCTGGCCAACGCCATGCGTGAGGCAGGTGTGGGACGGGTCAAACTTCCCGATGGTCAGTGGATGGTCCTGGACGACTTCATCGGTGGCTCCAAACTGGACAACATGGGTTCTCGGGTGTTCTACGCCGATGGGGCCAAATCCATCCACCCCTCTGCTCTGGCCTCGGGCACCGACGTGACCCCCAACCAGATCAACGAGATCATCGACAAGGTGCGGGCGGTGGCGAAGCATGGCATCAACGCTGACGGCACTATCGACGGCACCAAGCTCACCCGAGAGTCTCTCGAAGAACTGAAAAAGACCGACCCCGACTTCTATAAAGCACTCGATGACGCCATGGCAAGTGGTGACATCCCGACCCAGGCGGTGCCGGGCAACCGTCCCACCATCGACCCCACTCAGGGTCCGATGCTGCGGGGCGCTCAGGCCGACAACCTGGTGGATGATGTGTTCGAGATGTCCCGAGGCTCTGGTGGATCGGGCAACGTAGACCGGTTCTTCCGTAAATTAGAGAAAAAGGGCATTCCCATTCCCCGTGCGGTTCGAGAAGATGTGCTCAATGCTGAGACCGCCGAGGAGATTCGTCGCATCCTCGCCGCCTGGATCGCTCAGGGGCCGGGCAAGGTCACCCTTCCGGGCGGTACCGGCTACGGTCGGCTCCGGGGCATGATGGGGGTCATCGACTCGGTGACCGGGCAGGCTCTGGCGGGTCGCTCGATGCGGGGTGTGGGGCCGGTGGGTCGCATCCTGGAGCAGTCCTGGGCACAGCGGCAGATGGCGATGATGCTGCCTGCCAAGGGCGTCAACATGGTGGACGACCCCGACGCTGCCTACACCCTGTTGAACGACATGCTTCTCAACTACGGCATCAAACGTGGTGGTGACGAGATCGAAGGGGTCTTCCGTCGTCTGCGGAACATGGATGTGGGAAATCGTCAAGAGGCGTACAAGATCATGCGGGACTACGAGGCCATCCTGTTCGGACACCTGGCCGAGACCACTGACGTGCCTGAGGCCTACATCAAGGCGGTGACACAGTTCATCGAGGACAACGGCACCATGCACATCTACAACGCCGAACTGATGGGCATGACCTCTCTGGGCGGGGCTACCGGAGATATGGCTCGTATCCAGGGGGCCTCCGAGCACATGCCGGGAATGAGCCTGACCTCCGAGATGTGGAACGGGGCCATGCACATTCCCGACCCCCACATGGTGAAGCGGGTCACGGCCTACCAGAACAAGATCGGCGACATCGCCAACTTCATCACGTCGAAACGGGTCAAGAAGAACGTGGATCTCAAGTGGGAGAAGGTCGGACGTAAGGAGTTTCGGAAGCAGGCAGCCGAGGACGCCAAGGGGTTGGTACGGCGTCAACAGAAGGCCGATGCGGACAAACCTCTCCAGACCCTCGTTGATGAGATGAGGAGCGTTACCCAACGAGTTGAGATTCAGGACCGGGTGGGGTACTACCTGGCTCGGTCGGCGATGAACAAGATTTGGAAACCCCTGGTGCTCCTGCGGGGAGCGTGGACCCTTCGTATCCTCATGGACGATCAGATGCGAATTGGGGCCGAAGGCATGTCGATGTTCAACCATCCCCTTCGAGCCATCTCCTATGCCATGGGACAGCCCAAAGCGTTCCGAGAAGCTTTCAGGAAGGGGTTCGTGGACATCAACGGCATCCGGGTCACCCTGGACAACATCGACGAGGTTCATTACGGGTTCATGTACCAGAAGGGCATGATGGCCATCCCTGATGGAGTGGTGGGTCGTGGTGCCTACGGTTCCCGGTACGCCAATATCATTCCCCGAGGTCAGCCGATGTACGAGGAGGGCCTCACCACTCGCCTCTCGCAGTTCGGGGCGGATGCCCTGGGTCGGCGGTTGGCTCTCTCCAAGGCTGACGATGCCGAGAGTGGGGTCAAGAGTTCGGTCAAATGGTTGGCCGGGGACTACGGGGACACCCCGATCATGAACAAGACCGGCCCCCAACAACTCCAGGAGATCATCGCCCTCAAGGCGAACGACCCGGACTTGGTGGCCAAACTGGAAGCGGCAGGTGCAGGCGGGGATCGTGCTGCCCTAGAACTGTTCGTAAGCCAGGTCGATGCTGAACTCCACCACACCGCAGGTGGGTTGGTCATCCTTGATGATGGCCGTGGCAACTACTTGATGTACGACCAGTCTCTCAGGAACATCACCGATGATGCGATGGAGAAGTACAACCTGCCCAAACCTGAACTGCGGGAAGGTGACGACATCCTGGCCCACCCTCTCGTGCTGGAGAAGGGTGATGAGGACATCCTGGAGGTCCTCAGTTCTGGAGCCTGGAAGGACCCTAAGGCTGTTGATCTCCCCAAGGGTGACAACGGCAAGAGCTTCCGTTTGGTGGCCCGGAACAACACCCTCACCGATGAGGGCCACAAGGCTTTCCGGCGCATGGTGACCGACAAGGTGCAGGAGTCCATCGACAGCCCTGAGCCGACTCGGTTCCTCTCGCAGTCCTACGGTCCCGATCTAGACAAGTTCGGTGGAGAAGATGAGGTCAAGGGTGCGATGAACCGAGCCGTGGGGTTCTTCTACGAATGGGCGATGACCAAGCCTTCGGACCGACTCTCTCGTAGTCCTCTGTTTGCCGCTCGATACTGGCGCTCGATGGGGGAGCGGATGCCGTTCCTCGATGATGCCACCCGTAAACTGGTATTGACGAAGGCCGATGAGGCTGGTCATCTCTCCCAGGTCGAGGCAGCGTTCTCCGAGACCAGAAAGTTGCTCGGCAATGATCTGCGGTTGGCCGACAACACCCTCACCGGCAAGACTTCCGAAATCTTCGACGTGCTCGATGAACACGCCAAGGCTGCCGGGTTGGCCGAGGTCGAGTCCACCCTGTTCAACCTGACCACCAAGCGTAACATCTCGGACTCGCTCAACCTGGTCTTCCCCTTCATCGAGGCCTGGGGTGAGTTCGCTACTCGATGGGGTCGCCTCATGGTCTACGGAGATCGCAACATCAAGAACGCCAACCGGCTCCAACAGGGCGTCCAGGGCCTTCGGGAGTCCAACCCGTTCGATCCGACCGGAGACCAGGGGTTCTTTCACGACAACGAGTTCGGTCAGGAAGTGTTCTCCTACCCGGCCATCGCCACCAAGGCGCAGATCGGTATGTGGAACATGCTCGCTGCGGTGACCCCCCTCACCGGCATCTCCCCCGAGGTCGCCGACTCGATCAAGTCCACCGGTTCCGTGGAGTCCCTGAACTTCGCTTCGGGCATTCTCCCTGGGTTCGGTCCCATCTTTCAGTTGGCCTCCCAGGCTGCGCTCTCCGAGGACCCACGGTGGGATGGGATCAAGGAGATCATCTCTCCCTTCGGGTCTGGTGGGGGTGTGGTGTCGCAGTTCGCTCCAGGGTGGATCAAGCGGATGGTTTCCGCTCAGGGCAGCAATGATCCGCAACTCAATGCCCTGTGGATGTCCACGGTCCAGAACGTGATCCGTACCAAGATCGACAAGGGTGACTTCAACGGGGTCCAGGACAAACAACAGATTCAGGCGATGGTGGCCGAGGCCGAGGATGAGGCCCGCAACCTGCTCATGGTGCGTGGAGCCAACACGTTCTGGGCACCGGCCTCTCCGAACTACACCTTCGTCAAAGAGGATGTGACCGGCAAGGTCCACACCTACAGCCAACTCGGCGAGGAATATCGCAGGATTCTCTACGAGGAAGCCAACGGAGACGAGACCACCGCATTCGGCATCTTCTACGATCGGTATGGCTCTCTGCCGGAGAGCTTTACCGCCTCCAAGACCTACACCATCAAACCGGGTCCGGTGACCACTGAGGGATACAAGTTCCAGCGGGAGAACGAAGCGTTCTTCGATGCCTACCCGGCCACCGCTATGTTCCTGATGCCCGATGTGGACATCGAGACCAACGAGTTCAACTACGGGCGGTACCTGGAGCGACTTCGTACCTCCGAGGCCGAGCAATGGACCGGCGAACAGTTGGTCTCCCTCCGTGACGACCTGTTGGGTGGCATGGAATGGGACTACGCCATGAGATCCATCCAGTACCTCAAGGATGCCGGAGATAACGAGACCTACAACGCTGAGGTAGCTCGGCTCCGTGCTGAAATCCAGGATCGGCACCCCTACTTCGGGCAGCGGGCTGCTCCGGGGCAACGGGTCGGAGTCTCCAACGATGAGAAACGAGCCGAGATCGACTCCTGGATGCTCGATCCCAACCTGCGTGGTATTCCCATCGTGGAGGCGGCTCGGGAGTACATCAAGGAGCGGGACGATGTGCTCGCCACCCTGGCAGCGGATCATGGCCTCAAGACTATCGACGGGTCTTTCAGGAAACCGGGAGTTCAGGCCCGCACCTACCTGCGTGGTATCGCTGATGGGTTGACCGCCCGGCGTCCCGAGTTCAAGTACCTGTTCGACCGCATTTATGCCCGAGAGATCAGCACTGAACACGACGGGTATTCTCCGGAGAACGTGGACTTTTACGGAGAGGACTTCTTTGAGGCTACGCTAGGGATCAGCCCGGACACTCTGCCTCAATTCACCAACCAGTACCTAGGAGCCGCAACATGACCACCAGGGATATCATCGCCGGTCTTGATGTTGAGGGTACCGAGATAGACAGCACTGAGGGGATGTTGTTCGAGGGACATCGTGGGGTCGAGGCTGCGGTTGAGCTTTATCGGGCCGGGTTGGTCACCCACGACGAGATGGTCATGCTCCTACAGTGGACCAACCCTGATGATGACCCCAAAGAGGTCATCGGGTTGGCTGCGGGTGAGTTCCAGATTTCCAAGAAGCGCATGAACGACCAGGGTATCGACACCACCGGGGTCGCTGAGATCATGAAGGGTCACACCGAGTGGTGGAAGGATGCGTTCGGGGTTGCGTCGAAGCTCTATCAGGTATCCGGGTTCGGCGCTGGTTCTGCCCTGGCTTGGCGTGGAGGGGCGTGGGCGGCAGACTGGATCGGAGAGGTAGCGGAGGAAGCGGAAGCTACCAACAAGCGCCGAGATGACCTACGGAAATCCCTGGAGAGTGACGAGTTTCGAGAGCAGGTCATCGACGCCGGATACATGACTGAATCCGAAGTGCGTGGGCTGACCGATCGGTTGCGTACCGGTCTCGATATCACCGAGGAGGGCGTTGACGAGGTTGCCGCTGAGTTGGCTGAGTTCATCGACATCCTGCCTTCGGACGTACAGGGTGTCGTCAGGATGGTGACGGATCAGGAAGTGGGTCCTGAGTTCGCCGATATGACCCCTGCCGAAGTTCGGGCCTACAAGATGGAATACGGTGGACCTGCCGTTGGTGCGTATGCCGGAACCTATGGACAGCCCGGGGTGCCAGACGAGGGAGCGGGGATCGAGGGTGCTCGTCCTGGTTCGTTCGCTGCCTATCTCAACGAGACCGGTTTACGAGGACCAGAGGACGCAGGCTACCTTCCGGTTGACATAGCAGCCCCAACTCCGGGATTGACCTCTCCGCTCTTGGGGGACGCTCCCGGCGAGGCCTTCTATGACAAGTCCACCAACAAGATGTACTCTGCTCTGGAACTCCAGCGCATCTATGAGGGTCAGCAGATGGTCGCTTCGGGGATGAAGCCGGATGCAGCCTACGACATCAGGGATGATGCCACTATCGGTGGTGGCGGGCGTATCGGAGAGGCGTTTGCTGAGGGGGAACTTGAACCCAACCTCAACGATCCTCGGGTGCGGGGTGCCTACGGTACCTATCAAGGTGGCTACCTCAGCACCATGCCCGACTATCTCAAGGAAACCATCCAGGTGCCCTCCTGGACCCCGAGCCAGCCCTGGGAGAAGCCCGCCTACGACTGGCAGGCTGGATCCGCTCTGGTGTGGCTCAATGGGTTGAGCGCCGGGGAGAAACGACGGTGGCAGGAGAGCCTCAAGGCCCGTGGTCTCTACAACGTGCGTGATGCTCAGGGGGCAACCTACTTCGATTCCTCCAACCAGGACTTCATGCTCGCCCAACTCACTCAGGAGGTTCTCTCGGTTTCACGAGGGAAGCAGATCAACCCCTGGTCGGCCATCCCGGTGCTCGGTACCGCCATCCAGGACGATGCAGCCCAGAAGCGTGCTCTCCTTGCCCACACTCAGGCCTTGGCCAACGCCCTCAAACCGGTGAAGCAACCCTTCTCCATCCCTCGGTCGCTGCGTTCGATCCCGGATGTGAAGGAGATCACCCAGGAAGTGACCGACAAGTTCCGCATTCGAGTGGGCCGTGATCCGACCATGGGAGAGCGAGAGCGTCTCGCCGAGCAACTCACCGGCTACCACAAACAGCGGCAGCGTGAGAGCATCGACCTGGCCTACGCTGAATGGGAAGGCTCCAACGAGATCATGGACGGTGCCAACCTAGAGGAAGTCATCGCCAACCCCTCCCTGATGGTGCAGTTCGATATGGAGAACGATTGGGCTAACGAGATCAACCTGAACCAGCGTCGTGAGACCAATTCCGACTCGTTCGGCAGGATGGCATCCGCCTCTGGGTTCGGCACCTACGGGACCACGATCACATCCGGCAACAACGTGGTGGGGAGGTAAGCCATGGGCGTACTCGAAGGTAACGAACAACAGGCTACCGGACAGGCAGATAACGTAGTGCGGGTTGATTCTCCGTCTACCCCGCCTCCATCCGGTGGCGGTCCGAGTTCAACGGTTGGTACTCCTCGGCAGCGGCAGGCTCCTCGTCTGATTTCGCCGAGGTACGAGCCTGGGGGAAACTTCTACTACCACCCCTCTCAGGGGGTCGGCACCATGACCGGGGTGTGGGGTGACAAGCGGGCCGGTGGTGCTCGTCGCCATGAAGGACAGGACATTCGGATGCCGATGAACACCCCCTTGGTGGCGGTCACGTCGGGCACTATCCAGTGGTACAAGAACTCCTCGGCGGGTACCGTGGTCTATCTCAAGGGCGACGATGGGAACAAGTATTCGTACTTCCACTTGAACACTCGGATCGCTCGAAACGGGCAACGAGTCCAGGCCGGACAGGTGATCGCCACCAGCGGTAACACCGGGAACTCTACCGGTCCTCACCTGCACTTCGAGGTTTGGTGGAACGGCAGGAAGGTGGATCCCCGAACCTTCCTCTCCCACACCCGCACGACCGGTGCGCCTGAGGTCGATCCTCGTATTGCCAAGGAGGAGAAGTTCTTCGGTGACGACCAGGGGCAAGACCTTCCTCGTCTGGATGTGTTCGGCAACGAGCAGTTCTACCAGGATGCACAGAGCATTTTCGGTGGCGTGGACATGACCGACCCCAACCGCCCCTACGGACAGTGGGCCGACCAACTACGGGACATCCAGGCTGGTCTCGCCGACCAAGGGTTGGCTCAGACTCCCCGCAAACTCCGGGCCTCCAATATGGTGCGGAACGTTATCCGGGGCATGTCTGAGATGGTGAAGCGTGATGGGTATACCTCGGGATTCCCGACAGGTCCGGCAGGCGGCGGAGGACAGTATTCGACACCGGGCAGCAACGTGGTTGCCCCACCTGAGGAGGGCTGATGGCTGCCACGCTCAAGAGAGGGTCACGGGGAGCCGGGGTCAAGGCACTCCAGGAGGCTCTCAACGCTGCGGGGGCCAACCTCGTGGTCGATGGCATCTACGGTCCGGCTACCGAAGCTGCGGTTCGCAAGTACCAGAAGGAAAACGACTACCAACAGAACGGAGCGGTCGGCCCCACTCTGCAACGAATCATGGGGATCGACAGTGTTTCGAGTACGGGTGAGGGTTCTCCTCCGGTAGCCACGTCCAAGACCGGTTCCGAACTGTTGATGCCCGAAGGGGCACAACTCTGGTACAACTCGGACACCAAACAGTGGTTGGTGATCTTCAAGGTGCCTCCGGTAGAGAAGCCGGATGGGACCATGACTGAGGAACTCATCGTCTCGTGGACGGTAGAGAGCGACGAGGACCTTGAGGGCATCATGCCGGAGGGGACTGACGCCTCTGCGGCTCGGGTGCTCACCGAGAAGGAACTCACCGCTATGGGGGTGGTCAACTTCGGTGGGGTCGATGAACTCCGCAACTTCGAGGATATCGAAGGTAGCCCCATCGACACCTGGGAAGAAGATATGTCCGTCCTGGCGATCAGCCAGCCCTGGATTCTCGACGAGGAGTGGCAGCGCCTCTCCATGATGGCGGTCATGGAACGTGATGACGGACAACTCACCCAGGCTGAAATCCAATCCACAAAGTGGTGGCGCAACGCTTCGGACAACGAACGTCGTTGGATGGAGGTCTCGAACGGAGACCCGGCCACCGCTGCACAGTGGAGGGCTGACAGCAGGAACGCCACCGTTCTGAAACTGAGGGCTGCCGGGATCGACAATGCCCCGGAGTGGTTGGTGGACTATATGGCGGACAAGGTGACCACCGGAGAATGGTCCAAGGAGCAGTTGGACTTTCAGATCAAGGCCGTCTCCGACCCCTACTCCAACATCGACCCCGATGAAGGCTTGCTCGCCGAGATGAGGTCTAGGAATTATGCACCCGACGCCACCACCGAGAAGGAAGACACGGTGCGTACCCTTCTCAACCGATGGCTCGGCCCGGCGTATGGGGACTGGAACGACAAGCAGATCGCCGCTAAGGCTGGTGATCTTCGTAACAACCCCGACGCAGAGATGGAGTTCATCGAGTCGCTCAAGGACCAGAGGGTGGCGATGTTCCCCGGTACTGAAGATCGGAATACGTCCTATCAAGACCTGGCTGCTCCCTGGAGGTCGTTTTCCTACGGTGCGTGGGGTCAGGATCTCGACGAAAAGGACACTTTCTTTCAGACCCTCATCAAGAACAACGACGCTGCGATGAACGGCAAGCTGCTTCAGGAGGAGGGCATGAAACGCAACGTGGGTAAGGTTGTCAACGATACCAAGTCTGCAATGACGGAAGCATGGGGAGGAACCATCTATGGCTAGCGTGGCAGAACTCGCACCGGCATGGATGCCGCCCGAACTCATCGACGCTTGGTACGAGGAGTACCTAGAACTCGGTGGTGCCAGTGTGTCCGGCTCTGCGGCTAACGCATCTGAGATCATCCGGTCCGATCCGAAATACCGCAGACTCTACGACGAATACTTCCCCGGTAATCGACGTGAAGATGGGTCTCTCCGTCTCTCTGAACGAGACTATCGAGCACGTACCGAATCGTATGGGAATGCCCTGTTGGGAGTCAACGTCAACCCAGAGTTGTTCGAGAGTAAGTTCGCTGCCCTCATTGAAGGTGACGTAGGGGAGGGGGAGTTCGTTCGGAGGATCGAGTCCATGTACGAGCGGGTGATCGACGCTGCCCCTGGTATCCGTGACTTCTATGCCGCCAACTATGCTCTAAATATGACGGACTCTGCCATCATCGCATCCTTCCTGGACCCCGACATAGGCAACTCCATCCTGGATAGGAGCATCGCCATCTCAGAGATAGGTGGCGAGGCTTCGATGCGGAGGTTCAATATCGACGTAGGGTTCGCTGAGGAGTTGATGCGTGGTGGGGTTACTCAAACCCAGGCCCAAGACCTATTCGGTCAGGCGGCTACAGACCTGCCGGTACTCAACATACTCGCTCGAAGACATGCTGATGTAGATGATGACTTTGACCTCAACGAGTTCACTCAGGCTGCTGTCTTCGATGATCCGGTACAGCGTCGTCGAATGAGAAGGTTGGTCGCACAAGAAAGAGCTACCTTCTCTGGTTCCGGGTTCGGACAAGATCGAAGCGGTGCGGTTGCCGGGTTGAACCTGCCCTAATTCTGAAATACGTTGCCAATTAGCAATGATGGTGTTAGGGTTCTCCGTAGGAGCCATTGCACGACCCTTGGGATTGTCGTTCCGACCCCACTGAGTCGCTCTCAGGAACAGATGTTGGTGAGGTAGAGGCTGCGGCTTCCCCCTTCATTTGTTCTACTCCGCAGCCCGGCCGATAACGCATCACGCACGTTGTCGAGATATACGGACCTACTGCGTAGAGCCAAGGGAGTAACGACATGGCAGAGAACGAAACCACCGAGACCGAAGAAACTACCGATGAAGGTAGTGTCAAGGACAGCGGACCGATCAAGCAACTGCGGGCAGCCGAGAAGGCAGCCAGAGCAGAGGCCGCTGAGTTTCGGACGCTTCTCATGGAAGGTGCGTACAACCAGATGGGACTCAACCCCGATGAAGGTCTGGGCAAGGCCATCGCCAAGGAGTATGACGGGAAGCCGACAGCAGAGGCTCTCGCCGCATATGCTCTGGATGAGTACAACTACACCGCCCCCGCAGGCCAAGACCACCCCGACGCAGCACAGATCACCGGGCAACAGGCCCAACTTGATACTGCTGCTGCGGGTGCCGGTTCCGTTGTTGCCCCCAAGGAAGAGGACATTCTCGCCAAGGCAGAGGCCGAAGGCGACTACAAGACCACAATGGCGATCAAGGGAAACCAGGTCGCCCAGATGTTCCAAGGGAGATAAGCAATGGCCGACTACACAGTTCCCTCTACACCCGTTTCGGGTCAGGGAACCACATTCAACCTCCCGAACTTCGTAGGAGAACTGTTCACGCTGATTCCAGCGCAGGTTCCGTTCCT